TAATATAGCTCCACCTTTGCTTAATTTAAAATGCTTATAAGGGCCTGTAAATGAAACACACATATGAGTTCCAGCCATATACATGTCTGCTGTGAATTTTAAAGCACTATCCCAAACATTAGTAGGTATTAATTGGTATGCTCCTTTAATTGTTTTTCCTTTTACAGGTGAAAATTTAACTTTAGCACCAGCGTGAATAATCTCACACGGTACAGAAGGATAAGTACGAGCAGGAATAGTAATTTCCATTCCTTTAACATTTTCGTACATTAATGATAAGAATAAAGCGTTTGATTGATTATCTACAGTTACAACATAAGGTGCTCCTGTATAGTCGCCTAATGCTTTTTCAAAGTCTTCAGTGATTTTGTATATTCCGTTTGCCATAACTTATTTTCTTTTTAAAATAATTAATCCATTATTATTTGTAAACACTTCATGTGTTGTCCATTCTTCATTTCCTTCTAGAAATTCATTTAGAGCAGGCATTAATCCTTTTTGTTCAAATCCATTAAACCATCCAAAAGCATCATAACTGTTAAGTTCATCTTGTGTTCCGAATAAAACAGTATCATGTACTATAATATATTTTCTTACTTTTGAAGCATGTAATTCTAACTCGGATTTAAGTTGTTTATATGAATGCCATGTATCAATGAATAATAAATCTGTTTCTTCAATTTCTATTTCTAAATTATTTGCTTGCCAGAATTTATATTTGCAATTTATTTCATTAGCATAATTTTCAACATCTTCTATACTAGCCTTCCACTTAGATGGGTGTTGCATATCGATTGAAACCATTGTTTCAGGTCTAGCTGCTAGGAATGCATATGTTGATACAATCCATCTTACTCCCATCTCTGTTACGTGAGTACATTCCTCAGCATATTTCTTTAATGTTGGTAAATGCTCATTAATGTCTGATATGGTGTCTGCTAAATGTTGGTATTTTTCGTCTAATGTCATACTGTGTATTTTCTGCTTATATCTTTAAAATTTTCTATAAACAAGTAGCCGGGATTGTTTAATTTAAGAGGTTCAGATATCAAGTTATAACTACTTAATAAGGTTTCCCCATATTCTTTTCTAAATCCTATAATACCCCAAGCGTATGCTTTATCTTTACTAGTAAATTCACGTTGTGGTTTTTCATAGAATGTATTATCGCATATTACTCCCCAATTTTTATGGTCAGTAACGTTAAATAAAGCAAATATACAGTCATTACCTACTTCCATACATTTAGGTATGTCAGTAAATAAGTTTTCGGGATAATCGAATCTAGTATCAGGAAGTATCATTATATTATAATCATCCCAATATTCCTTAGCGTTTAATAGTGTTTCACCAGTAGAATCACCTCCACCAATTATGTAAGTTATATTATTGTCCTTTAAATATTGATTGAATTCTACTTTTTCTTCTCTAGTAATAACTACAGGTTCAATGTTGTATTTTCTACAAATATCTAAAGACCACTCAATTGTAGGACGTCCACTATCATCTAATAGTAGTTCCTTAGCTTCATGGGGTTGCATTCTCATTCTAGTTCCGTAACCAGCACATGGTATTAATGCTTTCATAGCTAAATATAATTAATTTTTTTTATACTTTATAATAATTTGCTACTAAATCTGAATTTTTTATATAACTTATTTTTTTCATAATAACCTGATACCCGTTATGTACTATATCTAAGTATTTGTGGTAACCATGATAAAATGAGTCCGCACCTGTTTTTACTTGTAGATATTGTTCTTGCTCAAGACCTCCTCCGTAATCGTCAAAGATAATATAACCATTATCTTTCAAACAGTAAAATGCATTTACAGCATCTTCTAAAACATATTTTGACATATGATTACCGTCTATGTAAACAAAGTCCAAGAATTCTTTTGTTTTACCTTCATGTTGAAAAGTTTTAAAACTATCGGCAGATTCACCTAAAATATATGTTACCTTGTCTTCATATGGTTTAACGTTATTCTCAATAAATTTGTTAGTGTTGATATCCATAATATAGTGATGTGAACCTTCTTTACTACAAAATTTATCTAATATGTAAACAGATGATCCACCATATAGCGCACCAATTTCTAAACACACTCTTGGTTCATCGCCATAATTAGGTAAAAAATGTTTCCACGTATCTACGTGGTCTAAAAAGAAATAACGTTCTCCATCAGGATACTTAAAATGTTCAGGGTATTGATAACTCATAATGTATTGTAATAATTGTTTTGTTTTTCTTGTCTATCTATTGTTTTGGGATGTATCAACTCTAAATCATATCCTGTAGGGAGGAAAGATACGTTTGCATTGAACCCATCGTCTCCTATTATTCGTTCATGTACTTTACCTACCCACTTAAATTGTGGAATGTTTTTACATAATCTAACTTGATAATCAGGATAATTAACCCATCCTTTTTCATCTAATCTCCATCCCCATTTTTGAATATGTTCTTGAGTTAATCCTTCTACTGTATTAATTCGAGGCACTGCATATATATCTATTTCAGGATTTATCTCTAGTATGTCTGGTAGATTTAATATGAGTGTATCTGATAGATACTCATCAGCATCAATTTGAAATATATAATCTCGTGAGCATATGCTTTTAAGATGATTTTTAAATGATGCAAAGTCATTATTTAGTGGATACCATATTCTATGATATTCATAGTCAGTACCTATATTATACTTTACTGCTACTTTTTTAACTTCTTCAGTAGCATTACTATCTAACTGAAGCATTATTTCATCTTCAGGACGTAAATGTTTATTTAATTGGTCTAATAAACGTTCTAACTCAACATGCTCATTGCATGCCGTTATTGCATAACTTATTGAAGGCATAACTAGTCTTTTAACAGTTGTTTTCCTGTATTTGTTGAGGTCCAGTAATGAGTTCCCTCATTACCATTTTGACCTATAACATCCATTCTTTTATTAATTTCTTCCTCATCGCTTTCTAAAGCATGACCAACGCATGGTGGTACTCTTTTATCATAATCATCCACTTCATATCCAAAGAAATCATTTTCTAATTCGTCATCACTTTCATATTCATCATCCTTAACTTGAGCTAATTCATCTTTCAATGTATCCCATTGTTCTGGTGTTAATGTAAAGTTATTAGCTGCTGCTGTAAACCCTCTAAGCCAAATTACGAAATTTTTACTTGTCATTATAATGAATTTAATTTTGTAACAGCTGAGGCGAATGATTCTTTAGGGAAATATTCTATTTTACCTAAATCAACTTTGTGTGTTTGATTTTTAGGAAAACGTGGTTTTTCTTCTTCTGTTATTTCAGTTAATGGTGCAACTGACCATCCCCAAGCGTTTTTGCTTCCGCCATTTGGGAATAATATTCCTTTTTCAGGAACATTAACAGTGCTCGGATACCATACTATACCATCTTCATCTATAAATTCTAAATCCTTAATTAATTCAGGAAGTGATTCTTTGGAATTTTTTACAAAGTCACTGTCTTGAACCATATGTGAAGTACTCCCATACCCACAATTAAAACACATCCACTGTATGTACTGTGGGTGGTGGTATTCGTAGCACATTTCCGCCTCGCAATGAGGACATTTTACTAAATTATCTGTCATAACTTAAATTTACGAAGTATTATATTATAATCCAAAGAATTTTTTAATCTTATCTAGGATTGTTGTTTTTGTTTCATCAACAGGTTCAATACTAACACCCGCAATATATGGTGTTGCTTCTGGAGCTAATTTAGCTTCTTCTGCTTTTTTAGTTGATTTTTTCTTTGAAGCTGTTTTAGTTACTGCTTTGGTTGCTGTTTTTTTAGTTGCCATAGTGTTTGTTTTGTATATAAATATATGTTATCCTACTCTCTTTAATTTAGGTAATTTAAGTTCGACTTGCTTTGGAAAATCTGGTACATATTTAGTTAATAACTCACCCAATACTTCTGTCATTTTTTCAAATGAAAAGTTTTGTTTATTTTTATAAGCTAAACGTTTTGCCTTTTCAGCATAATCTTTATAATTTTCATAAATATCTACAAAGGCATGTCCTACTTGATTATCATCTGGTTTAAACCATTGTGCTTCAGTAAGTAACATATTGGGAGCATGAGCACTTGGGTGTACATTTTGTAATGTTCCTCCTACTAATCCACTGAATTCTGGATTTAGAAAATCTAAATGTCCGCTCCATCCACTAGCTATGATTGGTTTTCCAACAACGCTAAATTCAAGTAATGGTCTTCCAAATCCTTCACCTTTAGTAAGTGACACCATAGCCTTTACTTTTGGGTGATTATACATACAGTTTATATCTTCATCTTCTAAATCACCATGAATAAAATACACATTGGGTATATCTTTACCAGATACTGTTTTTCTAATACTTTCTATTTTTCTAAGTATTCTGTCTCTATCTAGGATTGAAGCAGCACCTTGTGATGTTTTTAAAATTAATGCCGGTTTTGATTTTTTATTTTTAAACACTTCTAAAAATGCTTTAATCATATATCCTACATTTTTTCTATCTTCATTAAAATCACCTTGTAACCAGTGACCTACGAATAAGTAACAGAAATCTTCTTTAATAGTACTGATGTCATCATAAATGTTAAAGTCTTTAAGTTCATCTGATTTGAAGTATTTATTTAGATCTGCCCCTTCAAGTAGTACTTCAAGTGGTTTTTTCAACTCAATTTTTTCAACTGTTTGTCCCATTTGATTTTTCTTTTCAAAAGCGCTACTGTGAAATACTTTTTTAGAATGTTCTGATGAGACTAGGTTTAAATCCATTCTGTTTAATCCTTCAATCCAAGAAGCATCACATAATGTAGTTTCAATACCTGCTGTCATTCCTATATTGAATTTTCCTAGTGGTTGAAATTCATTAGGTACTGTGATTTGGATCCAAACATCAGGTTGTCTAGGTACATTCATTGTTAATGTGCCTATAACTCTGCTTTTTAAATCAGTATCACTTTCATGACCTGTATTTAAAGCACCAAATGGTGTTTGTCCCCATCTTTGGGATAACAATTGAATATCCCATTCTTCACCTTTTAATTTAATAAGTGATTTTACAAAATCACGTGATCTAGCTCCGTATCCACTAACTGTGTCGATAGGGCAGCTTACTATACAAACTAGTTTACTCATAACGAAATTGGAAATTTATTTTGTTTTGCTGGTAATTCTTTTATTTTAATGAAATCATATGCTGCTCTAGGCTCCCATGTATCAAACATAACGTCTGTATACTTAATAAAGTTTTTAGACATGTTTTTAGATGACATCATTGATTCATCTGATGTAACCCATTCACGAGCGGCCTTGCTTATTTCTTTATATCCTTCAGGATTTGATATTTTCAAATTGTAAAGATTCATAATTTGATTTGCTGCATCTCTAAAGTCAGCTCTGTCATCAAAGATGTAAGGTGTAGGAACAGATCCAACTATACTTAAGTTACTAGGGAATACTGGATAAGCCCACTTGCCACATTTCTTATATTTACCGAAATGATTTGATCCGAATTCTTCAGTGAATTTAATCCACTCACCGTTTTCATCTTCAAAACGCATTTGATCTTGCATACCACCTGTTACGTTAGCAATAATAGGTCTTCCAACCATCATTGCTTCTGTTAAACTTAATCCCCACCCTTCGTTAGATGAAATTAAAATACCGGCATCTGCACAGTTGTATAATAAGTTCATTTGTTCAGGAATAAATCTATTAACACCTGTAATGAATACATTTGGTGGTGTCATTCCCCAAAGCATTTCCATTACAGCAGGAATATCAGTTCCATTTTCATCTACAGGTTGTGTATGTGCTATAAATGCAACTTTATCCTTTTTATCTTCAGGAAGTGCATCTACGAATACTTTCCATGCTAGTAGAGTATCTGGGAAACATTTACGTCTAATGTTTCTGGAATTGAATATTAATACAAACTCATATTCTTTATCTTTGAATATTTGTTTTTTAAAGTCTTGAAGTTTTTTATCTTCATCAGTTCCTGCTTCGATAGGGAAGAATATATCTTCATTAATACCATGAGGAACATAAGCTATAACTTTATCTTTAGCTACTTCAGGTCCTAATACAGCGCGATTTAAATTTTCTGTTTGCTTACTAATTGCTAATAAAGAATCACATGATTCATAATACGCTCTGTTGTACAATGGGTAAGGAAGTGAATCCCAAATGTTTAAATAAATAATTGGAATTTGAGAACGAATCTCTCTTTCATGTATCCATAACCACTCCCAGTAACGAGGATCAGTAAATAACATGATTGCATCTGGTTTTTCTATCTGTATCATCTCTCTGATTCTCTCAATAGTACCATATCCTGAATTTGGGTATAGAAACACACTAGCATCTTCAATTCCATTAAATCTATTGGAATCTATACTCATGTCAAATTTTTTCCCTTCATCCGGATTTTTAATTACTGCTCCTAAATTTACCCAATTGTAACGGTGGCATGTACCTAATACTATCTCTCTAGCCATTGTTGCTATACCAGATGTTGTTCTGATGTCATCAGATAGTAATAGAATTTTTTTGCGTTGTTCTTGCGGAATGTAACCTTCTTTCATAACTGAATTTAAATTTTAAAGACTGCCACTTAATATTAAATCTGTGTGGTTGTGTAACTGTTTGCGAAATTCATCATCGCTTAAATAAAGATGCATTGCTCTATTTGTAAGTTTCTGTAAGTTAAACTTATTTTTAATGCTAGCAACTTTGAATTCTTCGAATAGCTCTCCGTGTACTTTTACACTTGTAAGCGTTAATTTTTCATTTTTACCTGCCATAAACTATATATTTTGATATAAATATATACCAAGTTAGAAAGAATTAACCTTATTGCAAAGAGAGGGATTATTATTGAATTGACACCAATTGCATAAAGGACTAGGTTGTTTCATGTATTCTTTAATTAATGGTTTTCCGTCTTTATCAAAACATTCCTCTATAAATGTACGAAAGGATTCTATAGTAGCCGAACGTTTTCTGGAGCCTGATGCAGGAATAAATGATTGTATACGAGGAATAGGATATTCACTGTCTTCCCATATCTTGCGCTTTACAATAAAGAATTCAACTTCAATTTTATCTACGTCCCAATTGAATATTTTACTGAAGTATTCCTTGTATAATAATATTTGAGCACTTTTGGTTTCATCTTTTTTCTCTTTATCCTTCCATCCGCGTTTAGATGTTTTAATGTCATAGATATAGATCTTGTCTGTATTTTCATTGTATAGGACAAAGTCAATATATCCCTTTAATTTAACATTTGGATACTGTTCGTGTGGGGTAAATGATATTGGAAATTCAATTCCTATAAGATGTGTTTTACGAGTTGAAAAGTATTCGCCTCGTTTTTTAAGGAAGAAATCTAATATTGCTCTTCCATCTTCAAAATACTCTGCCATTTCAACTGCTGAAGAGAAATGTACTTTATTATTTTGTTCAAATCCAGATTTATATTCTGTTCTAAAGTTATCTTCGAAAATACCAATAATATCTTCTTTATCAGCGGCTGCTCCACTTTGTTCATACATTATTTTTAAATAATGCTGAAGTGCAGTATGCATTGCTTTTCCAAATATAAGTTCGATGCCTGGAGGAGATTTAAGTTTGTCTACGCTTTGAAGCTTCCACTTATGTGGGCACTGTTTCCAAGTTGAAAACTGTGAATATGACACAACCTTTTCTTTACTCCAATCTATCTCTGTCTCTTTATGCTCCAGTAGAGGTTTTAGATGTTTTGGTAGTTTTTTCATTTTTAAATAACTTCTTTATTTCATCGTCATCTATTCCTCGGCTACTTAGAACATTTTTAATAGTATCTTCACTTAACATATTGATGTATGTTCTTGCTTCACGTGTTGATACCTTATAGTGATCTGCTATTATGACTACTAAGTCATTATTTGCCTTTGGTGTAGTTGACTTAATATATTTTGCAAATATTTTATTTTCAGGTAAGTAACTACAGTAAATTAAATATAATTGCTCGTGTGTTAATTGCCAAAATTGTTGTAAATAATTTGCTAACTCAATATATGGTTCATGCATTGATAAAAATCGATGCAACATATAAGGGTTAAAAGTAGCCTTATCCTCATCGCTAAACGAGGACCAAGGATCTTTTATGTATGTAACTTGTTTTATCCAGTCAAATACGTTCATTATTACTTATCTTTAGGCATAAAGTCAGCATTCACATGTCCACATTTAATACAAGCGAATACTGGAATAGGCATAAGTGCGTCTTGTGCTGTGCCTGTTACGAAACGAGATATTTTACGTAGTAATACTCCTTCTTTAAATACTTCACTTTGACACTCTTCACATGCGATTGGTGTAGTTTCTTTCAACGCTACATTCATGTTGATTTCTTGTTGTTTTGCCATTTTATTTTATTTTAATTATTTGAGATATAAATGCCATAAAGTTAATTTCTTTATCAGCTATAGTATTATTTTGCCATAGGTATTGAGCTGAATGGATAGCCACATCAGCAGGTGATTTAGTGTATTCGTTAGCACGTTCATATAATCCCGTGTATAATGGCACGAAATCATTGATATCTGCGTCGGCAATTGCTTGTCTGACATCTGTCCATGATGTTGGTTTTTTCGCTTTTAAATGCGCTATAATCGCAGATAATACGCCTTCAACATTAGGAACTAACGCACCTGGATTTAAAATATTATTGTCATCTATTGACTGCTGTGTTGCATTTATAATCTTTCTGATGTCAGGATAATATGTCTTTACTAATGAAGCTATATCTTTTAATTCATATTTAATTTCCTCTTGATCTAATATCCAAGCTAAATGTTTTGCAACATCTCCCTTAGCAGGTGGTTCAATATGGAATGTTTGACATCTACTCTTAAGTGGATCAATAATACGTTCAGCATAATTAGCTGTTAATATAAAGCGTGTTTTAGCTGAATATGTTTCCATCACATTACGCAATGCAGCTTGTGCTTGTGCTGTAATATAGTCAGATTCATCTAAAATAATTACTTTAAGTGGATTAAAGCTATTTACAGAAGCGAAGTCAACAATTTTATCTCTAATAGTATCAATACCTCTCTCATCAGATGCATTAATATACATTACATCGCATTTGATGTTCTTAGTAATTAACTTAGCTAATGTGGTTTTACCTGTACCAGGCTTTCCGTATAATAATAAGTGAGGTATATCGTTATTAGTGATACACTTAGAAATGAAGGCTTTTACACCCTCATTTCCAACGTATGTATCTAAATTTTGACTACGATATTTCTCAACCCATAGGGTATTGTTCGTCATTTTTATCTTTTTTAGGTTCGTTATAAATTACACACTCAGTTAATAATACTGTTCCTGCAACTGCAACGGCATTTTCTAAGGCTGTACGAGCAACTTTCATTGGATCGATAATACCAGCTTCAAACATGTCTCTTGCAGTTTCGGTTTTAATATCATACCCAAATGTACGACCATTTTCTGGGTTACTCTCTCTTGCTGATCTAAGAGTATAGATAATATCTGTGGTATTTTCAATACCAGCGTTTGATAAGATTTTCAAGAATGGAGCGCCACATGCTGTATATGCTATTCTCTTTCCTAAATTAAAATCTTCACCGTCTTCTTTATTAAGTGTGATTTTTTCTCTAGCTTCAAGTAACGCTACACCACCACCTGGAAGTAATCCTTCTTCAAGTGCTGCTTTGGTTGCTTGTAAAGCATCATCGATACGATCTTTCTTCTCTTTGATTTCAGTTTCAGTAGCACCACCGATATTAATTACGGCAACACCACCTACTAATTTACCTAAACGCTCTTGTAAGTGTTCTTTTTCAAACGCTGATTGTGACTTTCCAATTTGGTCTTTAAGTTCAGTAATACGAGCTTGGATTGCATCTTCATCACCAACACCATCTACAATTGTAGTAGTGTCTTTAGTTACTGTTACTACTCTTGCTTTACCGAACCAATCTGAATTAAAGCGCTCTAATTTCATTCCTTTTTCAGGTGAAATTACAGTACCGCCTGTTACTGTAGCGATATCTTCTAATACTGCTAAACGACGATCTCCAAAGTCAGGAGCTTTAACAGCAACTGCTTTTAACATACCTCTCATTTTGTTAACGATTAAGGTAGATAATGCTTCACCATCAATATCTTCAGCGATAATCAATAATGAGCTATCTGTTTGTGAAGTACCTTCAAGTACTGGGAGTAATTCTTTAACTGATGTTAAACGTCCATTATAGATTAAAATTAATGGATCTTTTAATGCAGCAGACATTGTATTATTATCTGTTGTAAAATACATTGATTTATATCCTCTATCGAATTGAATACCTTCTACTGTTTCTAATGATGTTTCACCTGTTTTACTTTCTTCAACAGTAACAACACCATCTTGACCTACCATTTTCATAGCTTCAGCTACTAATGCACCAATTTCTTCGTCATTGTTTGCTGAAATGGTAGCTACTTGCTTAATTTGATCTTCAGAATTAATTTCGCGTTTAATTTCTCTTAAACCTTCAATTACTTCTCTAGATGCTGCTTCGATACCTTTTTTAACTAATACTACATTTGTATTTGCGTTAATAGATGCAAATGATTTTTGAATTAATACATTTGCTAGTACAGTCGATGTTGTAGTACCATCACCTGCTTTATCTGCTGTTTTAATAGATGCTTGCTTTACCATTTGAGCACCTATGTTCTCAATTGGATCTTCAAAATCTTTTAATGTTTTTGCTACAGTAACACCATCTTTAGTGCTACGTACTGTGTTATACTCATCAATGAATACTACGTTACGTCCGTAAGGTCCAAGGGTTGAGCCAACGGCGTCGGCTACTTGTCTAATACCTTTTGCTAGTTTGTTTTTTGCTTCTTGGTTGAATGCTGTTTTCATATTTTATTTTTAGTCTTCAATTAATGCTAATACATTTGCTTCTGATACGGCGATGTATTCTACACCTTCCCATTCTAACTTTGTAGGACCTACTTGAGGTAATACTACTTTTTGTCCTACACTGAATGACATTGGGATACGTGTATCTCCAGCTGCATTCCATCTTCCTGGTCCGACATCAACAATTGTTCCAATAATTGCTTTTTCTTGTGTTAAATCGGGAACAATAAATTTCCCATGCATTTTTTCTGTTTTCTCGTCTGCCTTTACTATAATGGCATCCCATACTGCTTTTATCATATATTTAGTGCTTGTTTTAAATTATTAACTGTTTGTTTATGTTCTTCAACATATTCTTTAAAGGTATAAATACCCTTTTTATCTACGATACAATTGCGAATTAGTCTATGCATAACTGCTTCTAATGAGTTAAAGTAACCAACAGTTACCATACCATCATTGTAGCCAGGTTCTACTAGTGTGTAGCAATTTTTATCTTCATGGATTTCATAAGGAGCAAATAAAGGATCTTTGATAATAACAACATCCTTAACTTGGCCTTTTTGGCGTCCGCGACGCCCATTAAATGGATCACTCATAACTTTTATTTTTATTTATATATAAATATACACTAGATAATTGGGTTATCCACATTTTCATCAATAATGGCCTCTTCTATTAATTCGCAAAAGTACATTTTACTGTCCCTTTTAAACGTTTTATTTAATTCACTCATTTTGTTCCATTCCTGAGCTACTGCGTCATAGTCTTCACTTAAAATGTATCTTACTAGGTATAAACTATCTCCTATCTTTAACATTCCCTTATGTATCATTATACTATTTGTATTTCCGGTAAGTAATATATTGATTTTCCAGATTCAGTTGTAAATTCTAATTTTAGTAATCCTTGAGTGCTTAAGTATCCTTTAGCATCTACAATTCCATCTTTATTAGCGTTAAGTATTTCTTTAACGTATGCTGAATTGAATGGTGTTTGTTTAGAATCACCTATGTCAAATTTAGCGCTTGTTGTGAATTCAATTTTATTTGAATGTGATGTTGGTTCTCCTAATATTAATTTAACTTCTTTATTTCCATCATTGTTTACTAAACTTGATATTCTAAATACATCTCTAGTATTTGTTCCTAATGCACTTTTAGCTTTAGAAAAACGCATAATGAATTCAGAATCAATAATGAATTCAACATCGTAAGTAGGCTCCGTAATAGATGGTGTTAGTGAAATAATATAAGGATCAGCTAATGAGTACTGTAATGAGAAATTAGAATCTTCAATAAGTAATTTAGTTGGTACTTTATGTGTTTTTTCAATATCAATTAAAACATCCATCTCTAGTATACTTAACATTTTAAGTAATCCACTAGTGTTAAAGATACCTATTGTTCCATCTTCTAATGTAACATCACTTTCAACACTACCTACTAAGTCTTGATTAGGTGATACAAACGAAACATTCAATTTATTATTTGATATGCTCCATTTAACACTCTCAACTGTACCGTTAAGATAGTATTTTTCGATAGTTGATACTAAATGTAGTTTATTGATCATAATGCTTCTATTTCTTGTTTTACTTCAATCCAATATTCTAATTCCATATATGTTTCATCTCTTCTAAATGAAGCAATTTTAGGCATGTTTAATATCTCATCTACTGCTACTAATGCTGCTATTCTAGCGGCTGCTGGTAAGAAGCCTTCATCTATAAATGCTTGAACGAGTGCTACTGCTTTTTCTTTTGGTGCCATAGTGTAAATATAATAACTTTTATTCGGTTATCCAAATGTAAAGAATTTGTTTATGCTGCTGTTGAATATTGGTCTTCCCCATTTTAAATCTTCATACAGTGTTTCTAATTTGTTTCGTAATATTGAATCGAATAACTGTACTTTATCGAGATATTTTTCAATAAACTCTGTAATGAATGGAGGGTCATCATATCCATTAAATCCAATCACATCAATTCGATATGGATTGTCTTTTAAATATGCAATAAACATTTTATCTCCAATCTGGAGTGTATTGTGTTTTTTATCTAATTTTTTAAAGCGTATTAAATCGTTATAATAAATTGCTGCTTTAGTGTTGATAGGACATTTTAATTCTAATTTAGAAAATATCTCACCTGCTGTTGGTCTTGATGCTACATATCCTTCTAGATTTTTAATTCCTGTAGGTTTTAATAGTAATCTCCAATCTACAGTATTGATACTTTCTCTAAACGCTAATATCTTTTTATCTATTTCAGGTTTAGGTTTACCGAACATAATGTCTTGAAGTAACTGCTTACTAAACGTTCTAAAGTAAGGGGGGAAATTTGATTTCATCAGGTCTAATCCTTTAATATCTAATTCCTCTACAGGTACACCTTCCTTATTTACAATGAATTGAGCGTAACGTCTTTTGCCTGCAAAGTATCCTCGTTCAAGTACAACCTCTTGCTTTAAATCAAAATAGTGAGGCATGTCATGTAGGTTAAATAATTCAACTACTAAACTGTGTAAATTATTATTAGCGGCTGCTTGGATTTCACTAGCAATTCCTAAAACATACTTTACTGTTTCCTCTCTATTATTTAAATTTAATTCAGGATGTCTTTTCTGTAGTAAATCTTTTACTTGAATGAATAATGAATCAGTATCTGATGTTACGATATAATCAATACCCTCAGTATTCATTTCATTATTTACCCATCTATTTACATACTTAATAGAGTCCTGGATTAAACGTTGTCCTGTAAGTGTAATTGCTTTTGAGATGAATTTATGCCCATCGGTGTATCTCCATCCATTAATAGCATAACATCCGTAAACGTCATTCAATTTAATTTTGTAGGCGTGTTGTCGTCTATTATAGAATTCGCCTTTAACAGCATCACCTGCTTTATAGGCTTTCTTCATTAAGTTTTTATATTCAACACGTTTATTGAACCAGTCAGTTAATACCTCACATGCAATACTTGATTTGTCTTTACGGAATATAACTCCAGGTGCAGATACAACCCAGTTTTCATTTTTAATTAATTGAAGTATCTTTTCTACTGTTATAACAGAACGAGATATACTTTTATTAGGATTAACTCGTTCAATAGTAACTTCAGTAGATGGATTTAGTAGCTTTAATTCTTTTAAAGACCATTGATTATCGTATTTGTCTTTATTTACAATACGCCCAACTAATGTTTCAATACCTATGTTAAGTGAACGTATAATTGATGGATATAGCGATGTAAAATCTAAGTCAATCACCCACTCATATAGTCCTGGTACTGGGTCTTTTAAGTATCCACCTGCATATTCTTCCTTAATATCTTTTAATGTAGGATTGTATGTAGTAGGTTTATTAGGTGAAACTATGTTTTTACGTTTCAAATATGTCAATATAGCACCTTCATTAAGCGCTGTAGACATATAAATTTGTTCATATGGTACATGGCATAAGTGACTAATGATAACTGTTAAGTCAATAAATTTAAGTTTATCCTCTAATGCAACTATAATTTCAACGTCTCTAATATTGTAATCAATGAATTTATTTATGTCTTCTTTAAATAATTTATCTAATGAGCCTAAATAATCTACTTTACCTAATTCAACATATTTTTCTCCAACATTGCCTAATGCATAAGATGGTTCTTGAGCTGTAATGTATTTTTTAAATAGCAACATATAGTCAAGATGGTTTATTCCTGCTATTGTAGTATATTTAACACCCATAAATTCACTTTCATCTACACATTTAAGTGGAGATAAACGTACAGCTTCACTTTGTCCTAAAACATTTGCAATACGATTGTATAAGTAAGGAATATCAAAGAATTCGCTGTTCCATCCTGTTATAATAGTAGGATCTAATTCTTCCCATTTATCTAAGAACTTGTACATTAATTCCTTTTCTGTAGCACAAGGTACAATAACTTTGTTTTCTGATTCAGATAGAGTCATTGTTCGTGCTTCATCTAAGATATAACAATAGTACATTTTAGTACTATTATCGTATAAAGCAATTGCTGTTAATTTACCTTGAGGACTTCTAACACTGTCTTGTGTAAGTGCCCCTGCGATTTCACACTCAATATCTAGATAAACTATATTTTGAAATTCGGGTGTGTCGTCTTGCTCATAGTAGGCATCTACTAATACACGAGTAAACTTATCAACATCGCTTTCGTATGCGTTTGGGTCTTTCCAGTTATATTGCTTAGTTGGAGCTACTCTAACACCATCTAGTGTTTCGTAGTTGCCTTTTTCATCAGCCATATAGCAGGTAGCTCGATATGGAAATTCGAGCCACCCCTTTTTATCATCTCTTAAATGGTACGTCTTGGTACTTCTATTGTAGTAAATTGCTTGATACATAACCTTTTAAATGTACGAACGAGAGTTTAGTTCTCACGTCTTTCTTCTGGTTTATAATAAATTATTCTATTGTGCCATACTGGTGCTGCGAGTAGTATTGCTGGTTTTATATTCTTTTTAAGTGTTTCTTGGAATATATAGCTCATCCAAGTTTGTTCATAAGGATGATCCCATTTAACATCTAAGAACATTTTTCTATTGCCTGTTTTATTTACGATCATAGGCCAGTTTGCATAGTAAATGTCACCACTGATGTAAGATAATTCATTGTATACTTCAATTCTATCAAACTGTGTTCGTGGAGCATATGGATCCAATCCATTTACAGGTAATTGGTTATAATCAGGCCATACTGAACTTCTAATAGATTGTGGCACATTATACCATGATACCTGAATGTTATTATCCATATAAACTTCAGTGTATGATAATTTAAGGAAATCAAATTCCTCACGAGCCATTATTTCATGTGCTGTTTTATATAAATTAGGAACGTATTTCTTAAATCCATTTCTACAGAATCCAGTTTCAGTTGATGGATAGAACCCCATATCATCTTCAAAGAAGAAATAGTAGTCGCTATCGGATTGGTCAAAGTGCTCTGCAGCAAATAGTCTTCCACCGTTAATGCCTTTGTTTTCATTCATTGCAATGTATTCAAAGCCGTATTTACTTGCTACTTCTTTGTTACCTATTTTAGCATTTTCATCTGTTGAATTATCAATTAATACTTTTCTAGGCTTAGATAACCAGTCAGGTGAATTTGCTTCCCAAGTAGCTAATGTGTGTTCTATCTGTTGTGGGAAATTAAACGTAAGCATATACAGCGTTGTCTTGTCTGTGCTTTCATTATAAGTTCCTTTAGGTAACACATGAGAACGAGTACCATTATCTGCTAATTCAACTGTATCATCTAATAATGCTTGTATAAATTTAACTATTAATCCGTTTTCATCTAAAGCATAACGTCTATAAATGTGCGGTTCTAAATGAGACATAATACTGAAGATGCTTTCCTCAGTACCCATACACCCTTCATTTAGTGTGTCCTGTAGTAAAGAATAATATGTTGGGTTTGCTTGTGAAATAAAGTCTCTATGTCCTCCAAATAATCCACCTCTACAAACATATGTTACTTTTTCACGAGCATATCTATTGATTGCTTCAAAGTTAAAACCATGTATTTCATCTTTTGCTTCATATGAATAACTTAAGAATAAAAATGTTTTTAAATGTGGGGTTATTTTATCAAAACACCTATCATCGGTAAACATTTTCTCATATACTGTATTTGTAATACCAGCATCAAGCCACATAAGATATTCATCGTCAAATATATTCATTATTTTTGCATCGTGCAACATGAACATTTTAGATTGTACGATTGGATTATACCACTCAAGTGATGCTTGAGGACTAGACTTAAGCCACCCATGTTCTCCTGTTTGATTAGCCCATTTGTCACTTGTTCTTATTTCTTGAGTTTTATCCCAAAACGGAGAATATAAATTTTTTACATCATCTAATTCAAATACTCTAACATAAGTATTTTTTTTACTACGTTTTTTCCATACAAGATGTTCTAACTCTTTAGGAACATATATGAACATATTGACAGGTATTTCTAAAAATTTATCAAAATTTTCTAAGTAATGACTAAAATCTCGGCCTGGTCTTCCTATGTTCCACAATCCTGTAACTATGGTTAAATTAGGAGTAACATCTAGTTGTGGGTTATTTAAATGTTCACGAATGTTTTCTTGTTCTTCTTTAGATAACGATTTAATACGTTCAATTATTTCTTTGTACTCCATTATTTTTTAATATAAGTGTTTTCTAAAACTAATCCGTCCATTTGTGTTGTTTCTAATATTGTAAAAGCATCTTTAACAGTAGATAATATTGGTTTTCCATCCATATTAAATGAAGTATTTAATACAACACCAACACCTGTTTCTTTTTCAAATTCAGTTATTAGATCGTATAACCATTTATTTTGTTCTTTAGTTACTGTTTGTACACGAGCTGTATTATCAACGTGTGTAATAGATGCTAGTTTATCCCTCCATTTTTTCTTTACTTTAGGACAAAATGTCATCCATCTTGATTCACGATCCCATTCAAAGTACTTATTTACGTCCTCTAAACGTACGACAGGAGCAAATGGTCTATACCATTCTCTATGCTTTACTTTAGCATTAAGAATATCTTTCATTTCTGGAAGTGATGGGTTGCAGATAATGCTTCTGTTTCCTAGTGCTCTAGCTCCGTGTTCTGCTCTTCCTCTAGCTACTCCTATTATTTTTCCATCTGCTATATCCTTAGCTAATTCAGAAATATCAGCTGTATGAGATGTAAATTGAACAGTTGAATTTTGTATGTATTGTCCTAGTGAATCTATATCTAGTAAATTTAATCCGGAGTATGTAATATCGACTGGTTCTTGTGGGCGTATTTGATCTAACATTAATCCTAAAGCAATTCCACAGTCATTTGGGTTAGGACCTACAAATACTTCTTGTTTAAATTCTTCTACTAATCTAGTATTTAATATAATATTCAAACCACAACCTCCTGTTATACAAATAGGCATATCGGGAAATAAATCAAAGTATGGTTTTGCAATTTCTAAAAAACACTCTTCAAATGCACGTTGAGAAGTAGCGGACACATCATAAGCAACTTGATTAGAAAGTCTATTTTTAGTATCAAACTTTACCCCAATTTGCTCTCCTAATTTATTTATTTTTGGTTCAAAATCATAATATCCTGTATCATCCCATTCTCCGCGGTGTGATCCATCAGGATTACTTTTATAAAATTCAATAAAATGTGGGAGCCATTCTTCATTTACGTTTCCGTAAGAAGCCAATCCCATTATCTTTCCTGGGTATACTAGATTTCCCATTCCTAATCCTTCATACTTAATGTCTGCTAAATATTCCCCGAATACCATGTATGGAAATCCTAAATCATAGTATGTGTGATTGTTATCAGCATTTGGGTTAAAAATAGTTTCTAATAATTGAACTGAATTTTTTCTGCTAGCGTGATATATGTTGAACTTTCCGTCATCTCCACCTCCATCAAATGAAAATATTAATGCTTCATCATATGGTGATTGATAAAATGTACTTGTAGCATGTGATCTATGATGATGCCCGTATATATATCTTTTAGCAGGAATGTTTTTTTCTAAATGATGGTGTCCATTTATTATAACGTCAGTATTAAGTGCATAACAGTTTTCAAACTTGTCTATCCCTAATTTACCCATTATAAACTGAGGGATGTATTTTGATAGATAAACTAGATCAGGAACTTTAGGACATAAATACTGAGCGAGTCCGCTGTTTTTATAGTTTAAAAATCTTTCAACTTCTAATACTAGTAGTATTTTTCCGTTTTCTTCTACCACATAAGCAGCGTTATGTGATCCATAAAATGATATATTTGCCATTGTATTAATTTATCCAGTCGTGTATTACTTCGTTTATCCTTTCTTTAGGGATACCGTTTTGGTTTTCAAAAAATATTATTAATTTATCTTTATTTTCTTTTATAAATTCACTTCTAGATTCAAATTGTTCTAAGCCGTATCCTCCTTGTTCTACGGGGCTAGAATATAAACCATGATGTAAATAAAAATAATAGTTTTCAGGATGGTAGATATGTTTTACTATTCTGCTCCCATGGAAAAACAGATCATCAATTTTTACATTTTTGGCCTGGCTTAGAATATACGATACCAAACCATGAAGCCACTCGTCTGCTACTATGTGGCGGCTCATTTTTAGTAAATCGCTATCTTTTTCATATGCTTCTTTTAAAATTTCATCCCATAACTTATAGAATAAAATTACGTCTTCAGTGTTATTAAACCAAAATCCTCTTAAATAACCATCTAAAACCCCGTATGTTGGTGGTATTGATTCTATAACTGATGTAGGTATATTGTATTTTGAGAGTATATCTGATGATAGTCTTAAGAATTCGTCTTTATGAGAAGCCCAATGCATTACTGGGCCGAATATAAATTGATCATCTTGGCAATGTTCTTCTAGAGTATTCATTACTAGTTCTAATTCATTGTTAAAATTGATCAAACAATCAGCATCCAATATAGCAAATTTAGTTATATTTCTTTCAACTAACCAAGGAATGATACATCTATGGAGTGCATATGGGAATCTAGTTCCATTTTTTTGGAATTCAAAAAATTTATCTCTATATGCTTGTGCTTCAATATCATATATCACTATTTCATTTTCTTTAGACCATTCATCTCTTAAATCATCTAAATTTAATACTATAAGATTAAAATCAACCTTAACATTTTTTAAAGTTTCAGGATGATTAGTTACTACAATAATATTTGCTTCTTTAGGAACATGCTTAAATGTTACCATCATTGTTTGGATAAAATCATATCCTATTGGGCAGTATACAAAGTAAAAATCTTTCATTATTTGTTTAATTTAATTTGTTATTTTAATATTCCTATTATATCTGTTCCGTTTTCATCTAAAAAACATTCATATCCTTGTTCTGTTAAAAATGATTCCATTTCTTCTATAGTATCATTGTTATGAAAAATATGTGTATGTTCTGCTCTAACTAACTTAGGCTTTATTATATGATACGGGAAAATTTTTAATAAAGCAGCATCATATCCTTCAACATCAATCATTAATAAATCTACTTTATTAACATTATGTTTTTTTAACAAACTATCAAATGTTAAACTTAATGTAGGTACTGCTTTTGCTGCTGCTCTAAAATGCATATTAGCATAACTTTCACATAGAGTATTATGAAGTGTAGTATTATTATCTCCATTGTAATAAAAATCAATAATACCATCTTTTTCAGATATTAAGCACTCTTCAATTATTAAATTAGTATTATTAACATAAGTGTTTTTTAATGCTCCTACCATAAGTGGATTTGGCTCTATTAATATACCATTCCATCTATATTTTATTATTAATTCATATAAAGGATCTACAGTAATACCATCGTTAGCTCCTACTTCAATAAAAAATAAATCAGGTATGTTTATGGCTATATTTGCAAACTCTGTTTCTAAAAGATTTTTCATATCTATTATTTGTTTAATTTAATTCTAAAAGGCTTACAACATGTTTTACTCTAGTGTCTGGGTGTAAATATGTTTCATAATATTTTCTAGCATTATCTGATATGAAATTTAAAAAAGTAGTATCATCTTTAACTTCTTTAAATCTTTTTAAATAAGCATCAGCATGTCTTTGTTCTGCTTCTCTTTCTCTAGCTAATGCTCCTCCCATACTATTATGATCTTCAGCAGTATCTATTCTAGGGATACTAATGTAATGATAATTAGGAATTAAAGGTGGATTCAGGTGTGTTATGTATTCAAATTTCATTAGTGGGACTCCTATAGCCATGTATTCAATATCTCTATAACATAATTCACCCATTCCTGGTATGGATAGTCCTACTTTATGTTTTATTACCTCATCAAAATAGTTGTCAATATATCCTCCACCAGCAAATAGATTTTCATTTTGTAGTAATTCTACTGCTTTTCTGTTCATATGTTTATAATTTCCCCAAAATATAAATTTATCTATATAGTTAGTAAGCATTTTTCTTTTTTCATAGTATGGTTCAAGAGAAATATTATGAAATGAAGGAGTATAAATTGAATTTTTTGCTTTAAACTTATGACCATCTGGTTTTTGATATAGTGTAGTCATTGCAAATTGAGAATATAATAATATATCGTTTGGATTATTTCTTAAATAAAACAATTCAACAAGTCTGGATTGGTTGTCTGTAAAGTCTATTCCTATGAATTTGTTTTGTTCAGGGATGTAAATCAATAGTTGTGGGTCTGTTAATGTGAATTCAACATTATTGTGTTTTACAGTGTTATATTTTTTTTCTATTAATGTTGCATTAAAATGTTTTTCTAAGTATAATGCTATATCTGTTAACACTATATGTATATCTTTAGAGTCATTGTCTGAGTAGTATACTATCATTTTAATTATTTATTTTTCCAGAATGAATATATATTTTTTTCTATTTCGTAATCTTCCCATATAAATCTTTCACGTTTAGGTTGTTTTTGTACCCACTTCCACATCTGCTCTAGTCCATCATGTAGATGAGTTTTATGTTCAAATCCTAATATATCAATTGATTTTTGAAAAGTAGGTATTGCATGTTTTACTTCATATCTAGCTTCTTTATACACAACCTCTTCTGCCCCTATAATATTTCTTAACACAGCATTTGCTTCATTAATAGTATATCCAACAATACCGCCTAAATTAATAATTTGTTTTGATGCTTCTAGTTTTATAGCGGCATTCCATAATGGTTCTAAACTATCATCAATATAGCTAAATGCTCTTTCTTGCATTCCATCACCAAATATAGTCATTGGTTCTCCGTTTAAATGTTGGAACATCCAAATGCCTAAAACGTTTCTGTACTTATCCCAAATATTTTGGTTTTTACCATACACATTATGAGGGCGTATAATACAGTAGTCTAGTCCGTGTTGTTCATTTGCTATTTCAATATCTCTTTCACAAGCTGCTTTAGCTACTCCGTATGGATCTATTGGGTTACGTAACATATCTTCATGAAATAATTCTCCATCTCCATGTCCATACACAGCCATAGTAGAAGTAAATATTAGTCTCTTAACGTTATATTTAATGCACATATTTACAACTTTAGCAGTAGCTACTAAGTTATTTTGGTAGTTATAAGTTCTAATAAATGGAGATAATCCTTCAGCTGCATATGCTGCAAAATGAAAAACATAATCAATTTGTTCATTATTAAATATTGGGTCTAGTTCAGAATCTACTAGGTTGCGTTTCCAAAATTCTACTTTTGGATTAATATTTTCTATATAACCACCACTTAAATCATCTATACCAATTACTTTTACATTTGGTACATTTTCTATAATCCAATCTGCTAATCTACTTCCCAATAATCCAGCTACTCCTGTAATTAGTATTTTCATTTTTTATAATTAATCTGTGTTTCAATTCGTTCAGCCCATTCTTGGGATTTACTATGTGCCCATATTACTAAACGAGATGGTATTTTATCTATTAGGAAGAATTTTTCTTCACTGTACCAGTCACCTTGACATGCTAGTATTCTTTTTATTTGATCTTCATTATAATCTTCTCTCCATATTTGATTTCCATTTTCATCATCAAAAGCACAAACCCAGAAATCATAATCGTCTAATACAAACGCATTTTTATTAATTTGTACTAAGTGATAGAATGAAAACATGAATGAATTTTCCCACTCTTCTTCATTTTCAATAATTGGATTTGGTGGGTAATTGTTATCGTACGTAAATCGCTGTACTGAACGTTTTTTAAAGTTAATACCTGCGTATTTTTCATAATCACGAAGTGTACGTTCAGTTCCTAAATCATATCCTGTTAAATCAAATCCGTTATCTTCTGTGCGTAGTAATTGTCTTATTTTAGAACGTGCAATATCTTGTTGTGTCCACCAATCTTCACCACGTTTAGATTGATCATCCCATACTAATATGCCATCTCTTTCTTCACGCATTGTAGCATGCCATACTACTAACTTATGTGGATGAAACATATCATATCCGTGAGTGTATGAACGTACTGTTAAGTTTAATTCTTCACCACTAAAGTAAATATCTGAATCATGTAGTATAGTTTTAGCCCAATGTCCATCTGCAAAGCAGAAATGTCCTGATAGAAATCTTGATGGTGGTGGTTCAGTCATATCTTTCCATCCTGTTAATAATCCTGGTCTAATGAAAATTGTACCGTGTGGGTAGAAACAAGCAAATGTTTGTTGCCAAGGTTCCATCGTTCTTCCAGCAGGGTCATTAAATGGGTTGTAATATGGTAAGTAAGCTGCTAATATTGGTTTTTTATGTCCTTTATCTTTTAATTGATCATGCATCTCAATCAACGTAACATCCCAACCTTCAGCAAATCTATGGTGTGAATCTAATTGACAAATATATTCTTCATCCTTTAACATTGTATTAATCTGATAACGAGCATAAGGCAATCCTTTAGCTTCAGTATGTGGAATATCTATTATTCTAAAGCGAGGATCTTCTCTAAATTCATCTACATTATCAAATCCATCTTCAGGATTAAATTGTCTACAAATACCAAATACTAATCTATCAGGATATGTAGCATTTTCCAATGCAGATTTAATTGTAGGAACTAATTCTGGTTCTCTATATGCTGGAAGATGTATGAATATTTTTCTTGATTTTGCTTTTTTCATTATTGTTGAATTTCTTGTTCGATAACTTCGTGATTCCAATCTTTAGATTTGCTGTGTGGCCATAATAACCATTTAGCCGGAGTGCCACTATATTCAAATTCTCTCCATATAGTATAAAAATGTCCAGGTGTGTTATTTGATTTAATTGATCTTACTTCATGTTCGTCTGCATCCATCCTGCATATTTCTTTTCCATCTTTATCTTTAAATGCTATTACCCAACAGTCATAATCATCATCTGGTACAGATTGTTTATAAACATTTATACAGTATCTAAAACGACTAGCCATTGATTTTTCCCATTCTTCATCTGTCATTGAAGGTATAGGAAGTAATTTACGGTCCAAAGTATGTTGGTGTATTCTTTTACCTCTAAAATCAAGACCAATATGGCGTTCAAATTCTTCTAATGTACGTTCTTTACCTAAATCAAATCCCACAAAGTCAAATTCGCTTCTATCTTGACCATCCATGCCGAATAATGCTTTGTATTTTCTAAATGAACGTTTATCTAATGGAGAGAAATCATGATCATCCCAGTGGCGTTTTTTTCCTTCTCTAGTGTATTCATGCCATATAACAGGAATGTGAGGGTGGAATAAATCATATCCGTGAGTAAATGCTCGAGCAGATATTGATGTTTCTTCACCATGGAAGTAAAGATCAGGATCGTGAGGAATATCATGCACAAATGAACCTAAACTAAAACCAAAATGTCCTGAGTAGAATCTAGCTGGTATTGGTTCTTTGTATTGTTGCCAATTATTAACATAATTAGGAGCAATAAATACAGGACCTTCAGGCATGTATCTATCAATGCTTGTGTGCCATATTTCAATATTGCGTCCTGCGGGGTCATTATTTGGAAAGTATCCTGGGAGATATGCTGTTAGTAATGGTTTTTTGTATTTTTTCTTTTGAAGGTGCTTTACCATATTGATTAAAGTCTCATCCCAATCCTTAGAGAATCGGTGATGAGAGTCTAATTGTAATGTGTATGTTTCTCCGTTATAATAACGTTGTAATTTATTTCGTGCCCAACATACTCCTTTAGCATCCTTATAATGAATGTCTATGATTTTAAATCTAGAGTCGTTCTTATACTCATCTAAAGTATCCCATGTATCTTCTTCATTGTGTTGCCATGCAATACAAATTCGAAGATTTTCAGGCCATTTGGCATTAGCCAGCATGTCTTTAAGTGTAGGAAGTAATTCAGGATCTCTGTAAGATGCTATTTGTACGAATATGGTATCGTTTGAAACCTTTTTTCTTGGCATAACTATTAATATAACTTATTTGGTATAAATATATTACTGTTGTGTTCTTTGTTTATCTCCTTGCCATTGTCCGTCATATTTTTCTGCAGGCTCACATTCGTGGAAATAGATTTGTGCTACACGAGCATCTTTTTCAATAAAAAGTGTTTCATGAACATATAATAATGTGCCCATATTTTGTGTTTCAAATCCTGGATCAAATACTGGGCTGTTAATTATAGCACCATTGCGATATAGAGATGAACGTTGTTTGATAAATGCCACACGATTTTCTGGTAGTTTGCAACCTTCATTAAATGTAATATCATATACACCTTCATGTAATAACCAACCTTCAGCACCGTCTAACATGATGGTATTTTCTGGAGTGTAAGTAGTTAATTCTGTTTTGTCTTTTAATACTTTACCAATTCTACCTTCCTTAAACATATTACCACCTATTCTATTACCTATTTTATTTACTGCTTTTAAGGTAATATCATAACCAACTTGTGCTGGTTTGCCTTTAGCGTTTTCTAATAATAATAGACCTTCGTCTACAATTTGTTTTGCGTTTAACATAAATTTTATTTTTTATAATGCAAATGATTCACCACACCCACAGGTACGAGATGCATTTGGGTTTATCCATTGAAATCCTTTACCGTTTAATCCATCAGAATATTGTAATTCTGTTCCATATAAATAAAGCATAGATTTTCTATCTATAGCTATCTTTAACCCTTCATCAAATTCAAACCAATCATCTGTTGGTTCTATTTTACTATCGAAATCCATAGTATACGTTAAGCCAGAACATCCACCACCTTTTACACCAACTCTTAAATAATGTGTATTAGGTGTTACTTCTGCCTCGTTCATTAATTGCAGAATATGGCTGTGAGCTTTTTCTGTAATTGTTATCATTAGTGTATTCTCTCTTCAAATATCAATTGTTCTAAACCATTTTTAGTACGGTAATCATTAATAGCAGCTTTGATAGCATCTTCTGCTAATACTGAACAGTGAATTTTAACTGGAGGTAGATTTAATTCTTCTACTAAATCCATGTTATCAATAGTAACGGCTTCATCTAATGATTTGCCTTTTAACCATTCAGTAGCTAAAGAACTAGCTGCGATTGCTGATCCACATCCAAATGTTTTAAATTTAGCATCAACAATAACATCATTTTCTACTTCAATCTGTAGTCTCATTACATCACCACATTCAGGTGCTCCTACTAAACCTGTACCAACGTTAGATTTAGATTTATCTAATGTACCTACATTACGTGGAGATTCATAATGTGATATTACTTTATCTGAGTATGCCATATCAATAAATATTTAAATTTCTTCAGCTATTCCTAATAATTCAGCTATAATTAGTAAAGCACCAGCTAGTGGTAATTTACCAAATATTAAAGCAAATCCAGCTCCAAATCTGAAGCCGGATTTAACTAAGCTAATATAAAAGTGCCAATTTGTATTTGATTCTTTTTCTTGCATAATTAGAATTTTGTTCCATTTACTTCAATCGCGTGTAAGAATTCTTCACGAATTAAATTATCTTTTTCCATAAACACACCACTAAATTTGTTTGTAGTCATTACAGAGCCATGTTTGATACCTCTATGTGAGCAACATGTATGCTTACAAGCAATACTAACTGCTACTGAATCACATACCATTTTATTAGCAATATAATCATGAATTTGTGTTGTTAATGATTCTTGCATTTGTGGTCTACGTCCAAACCATTCAACAATACGATTTAATTTACTTAAACCAATAACGTTTTCTGCTGGTACATAAGCTACTGTAGCATAACCTGTAAATGCTAAGTTGTGGTGAGCACACATACTAACAATAGGAATACCTGATTGAATTACTAGTCCATCATATCCTTCATCATTAGGGAATACTGTAATGTTTGGTTCATCAGTAACAGAACCTACGATTAAGTCTTTTAACCATGCTTTAGCTACACGTCTTGGTGTATCTACTGTTTGTCTATCAGCTGTGTAGTCAAATCCTACTGCATTAAGGAAATTTCCATATGCTTTAGCTGCTTTATCAATCATCTGCTCAATCTCTTTTGGTGTACGAGCCATACTACCATTTGATTTTTTTAATAACTCCATATATTTTATTTTATGGTTAAATGTACGATAACTTATTTAGTCTACCAAATTTTATAAATTCATTCTTGAACCTATTAGGAAAAAATTCATCAGCGGCATTGATGTGTTTGTAGAACCATTTAATTTATAGTTAAATGCAGCCGCAAAGCGTTTCGATATTTTATAATTTATCGATGTTCCCAATATAATACCAACATTTTTGTCTTTAGCTAATATATTTGTTTGTATATTATATGTTATAGGAGAACTCATAACGAATATTTCAGGCGATAACGCTAATTTTTTATTTATCTGGTATGGTTTCATCCAAAATCCAGTTAATGAATATGAAGTTAATGGAGTTGTTTGGGTTCCCTTAAGTAATAGTCCCAATACAGATAAATTATACCCCATTGTTCCGTACTTTGCTGTTGGTAAAATGTGGGTGTATCCCACCATTGTCATATAATTTCCATTCATATACGCATTTGTAAATGAATAGTTGTCTATTGACTCAATTTTGCCCTTATCAAAGTTCATCTTAGTATATGATGCGGATATGGCAAATTGTTTTAAATTAGACCAAATCATAGTATTAGCGCTCCAACTTGATTCACCTGTCATAGATGATTGAGATATACCTAGTGATGCTATTCCTGTATATTGCTTATCTGCTCCTTCCCCTACTGTCAAGTCAGAAGCAAACATTATAGGATTTATCCTTGCTTGCTCTTTTTTACTCCCCTTTTTATCTTCTTTCTTTTCTTCTTTTTTATCTTCTTTCTTTTCTTCTTTAGACTCAGATTTTTTTTCCTCCTTCGATTCGCTCTTGCTTTCGCTCTTGCTTTCGCTTGAACTGCTGCTTTCTGATTTGCTCTCGGATGAGGATGTACCCCCAGAAGACGAAGACGAAGATTCCGAAGATGAAGAAGATGAAGATGTTGATGCAGATGATGATGAAGCTGATGAAGCTGATGAAGATGCTGCGCTTGAAGCACTTGAACTTGCGGATGAAGCTGCTGAACTTGCTGCTGATGAAGCAGCGGATGAAGCTGCTGAACTTGCTGCTGATGCCGCGGCTGATGCTGCTGCTGACGCTGCTTGACTTACCGTTTGCGTTATAGTCTGCTGAGTTGTTTGGCTTATAGGGCATGGGGTTGAAAATATTTCATTAATCCATTTAGTTACTGCTCCTGAAGCAAAATCGGCATAGGTAAATGTTTTAAACTTATTTCTAATAAGTACTACTACACCAGATTGATTTGAAGCAATTGGAACTAATACTGTGTATACTTTGTTATCACATGGATCAATATATGTTTGAACAATACTTTGGCCGTTAGCCTTATTAGCTATTAAAAACATAACTAATATAGTAAAAGCTAACGGCCATTTTTTCATTAGTATTTTTTAAGAATCTCTAAATTAGCTTTAACTAATTCAGCTTTCTTCATCCCGGAACGTCTACTACGCATTGGGCGTTTTTTCTTTGCTGCTGTTCCCATTGTTTAGTTTTTAAATATTCCTTTTTTAACCATTCTATCTAAAATTCTAGCACACGCAATATCTAATGCTTTCTTAGTTGCGATAGAAATAGTTGATTGATTGAATTTAATTGGATCTATAGTTGCATCTGATAATAATGTTAATTGTCTATTTGTAGTTGCTTCACCTAAGCCACTTGCACCGAACACTACACCTGTTTCTGCATCTGTAAATCTAACTTGCAAACCTAATCTTGTTACCATGTTATCTTTAATACCATCTTTTAGATTGATGGTTTCATCTTCTGATACTGAGTAGTCATATACTTCAATAGTTACAAAGTATTCTGCTAAATTGATTTTACCTCTACCATCTAGTTTATTTTCAGATATTCCAGCTTGTGATGCTTGAAATTGCTTAACCATTCTATTTTTAATTTCCGTTTTGTCTTCGGTGAATTTAAAACGATTAAGATTTTCTAAATATTCCATTGTGATATTAGCAACACCTAACCCAACACGTTTTTCTTTTAGTTCAGGATACATTTCATACATCTCGTCTGAAATGCCTGCTTTTAAAATTTGAATAGGAATTTGTGGGCCTTCATAATCTAAGAATTGAGAAATATCAATCTTAGTTTCAAATGATGCTTTATATTGTTCTGTTTTTGTTACTCCTATTGTTTGAGCAACAGCCACAACACTGCTTAGTAAAAATAAACTTAATAATATCAATAATTTTTTCATACATTATCTGTTTCTTGGTTGTCTTGGTTGTCTTGGGGGTAAAGGACGATATTGTGGTCTCTGTGGGATTACAATAGGACGTCTTTGAGGTATAACTATTGGTCTTTGTCTTTGAATAATAATAGGATTGTAAAAAGGAACACCCCATCCATAATTGAAAAAGAATGGAGATGGGGTGTATATATTATCATATATTACTCTTTGTTTTTTTACAACTGAATCTTTCTGATCAACGTAAACGTACTGTACAGGTGTACAGCTTGCTAATAATAGTATACCAAGTAATAACTTTTTCATGTGTTTAGATTTTAGTGTGTATCATCATGTGATTCTTTTAATAAACCACATTTTTGGCATTCTAAATATCCGTCCCCATCTGCGTCTCCCCAAACGTGAACACATTGTCTGTGAGCTTTCATTTCATGCTCTAATTTAAGCTTTTCCATTTCTTGCTCGTGCTCTTGTTCATCTACTTCAAGCATTTGTCTATGTTCTTGTTCGTCTTTAGTTAAGTCATAGTTTTGTTTATTTTCAACTACTGCTAATTCTCTTGCTGCTGCTGCACCTTGAACGAATGCATCTGGAATTAATGGAGTAAATGGTTTGTTACTTTCTTTAATGTCATTAACACTACCTAAGCTAACACCATCTTCTTCATCCATTTTCTGTACTAACATCTTATCCTTATCAGTGTCACTAAACCAGTAATCTATGATTTTACCATAGCTACCAATGAAGGCACCTAACAATAACATTAATAACTCTTTCCATGCTGCGGCCATTGGTGTTTGTAATGTAATTGCAATAAATATACCTGCAATAATGATTAAAAATCCACCTAATACCATTGCTGTGATGTACCATCTACGGGACATCATTTTATTTAATAATTCTTTAAATCCTGTTGGTTGTTGCATACTTTATTTTTTAATGTTTATTACCACTGTGCTGGTTTCTCTTTAAACTCATCAGCTTCTTTCTTAGGTTTAGCTGGAGCTGCTGGTTTAGTTGCTGCTTCTTTCTCCTTAATAATTACTGTTTTACCACCTGCAGCTTGAGACTGTTGGTTAGAGTTTGTAATATTAATTACTGGGGCAGCTGCTGCTGGAGTTGCTTCCTTATCATCACCACCTGTTAATTTTGTTGTAAACCAACCACCTACACCTAAAGTGATAGTAGATACTAATCCGATAAGAATATTCTTAAGGGAAGTACCAGTGCTTTCTTTTTGTTCTTCTGACATTGTTTTATTATTTTAATAGTTCGTAATATTCTTTAAAGTGTTTGATACGATCAGCTAAACCAATTGTACCTCCGTTAACACGTTTAGTAATCATTGTTACTACTGCGTCTGTTGATCCTTGATCTGCTAATTTGTGTAAGTTATTTTTAGTGAAAAACCATGCTGCTGAAAGTAAAGCATATTCATTTGCTACTTTTTCAGGAGCAGCAGTTAAATCTTCATTAATCGCTTTACCAAATGCGGTATAGTTATCTTTACCTGTTAACTGGATATACCCACGTCCACAATATTTTGCTCCATCACCTGATGCTTCAGGTCCGTTACCCATTCTACCACCATATACTTTATTGGCAATTTTTTGTGGGTTTCTAGCGTAAGCGGCTGCTGCTGCTTCTGTTGGGAAATACTTTTTAAAGATACCATTTAAACCTTTTGCAGAGTAGTTTAAATTTTCTTTTGTTAAGCGGAAACCGCCACTTTCATGTCCACACTGTGCTAAGAAATGAGCTAAACGCAATGGCGTATTAAGCTGAAATTTGGCTGCTGTGTCAGGGATCATTGCTAATACCTTATCAGGTATATGTCCTTTTAATTTGTCTAAATTCATAGTCTATTTAATTTTAATTATCACCTTTTTTGTTAATCCATTTGTCAACTGATGCTATACCAAAACAAGCAATTGTTAACATTTTAAATGAATCAAAGATAAATTCATTAACTAACAATGGCATGTTCATCCATCCTGTAACAATATCTGCTACAGCGAATATCACCATAATTACAAAAGACGCAAAACCAATTACTGCTTTTTCATTGATAGAATTGCTATCATTGAATAAATCATAGAAGAATTTTTTCATACTTTTTTACTTTTTAATTGTTATAAAACTTTTTATTTCAGTTCCTTTAACATCAATAAGAATCAATGCATAGTCACCGTTATTTAAATCTGATAAATTGTAATTTTTTGTTGTTATATTATTTTCTGCTGTAAATCCAAATACTTTAGATGGATCTTCACTACCAAATGGTACAATTTGTACTGAATATTTTGCATCAGGTGTTGTTGCAAATTCAACTGTTATGTTACCTGTTGTTAAGGCTGGTATTATTTTATTGATAGATGTAGATGTAGATTTTACTCCTAAATCTATTGTGTAAGGAGTATCAAATGTCTTTCTACAGCTAGTAGCTATTAGTACTGTTAAAAATGATAACCCTAGTAATCTTAATATTGTTTTTTGTTTCATTTTAAAAATTATTGTATCCTGTTAGTTTAATTGTTGTTGTATTTAAATTAATACCTAATTGACTTCCTTTATTATCACTAGCATCTAAGTTTTGTGTAATTTTAATTCTAGTATTTAAATCAACTCCTTCTCCTATTGATGAAAACTTTAATTTGAATGGTGCTGAAATGCCATTGATAGGAGTTTTTAATTCTTTATCAATCGCTCCAAAACGTAATACACCGTTCTTTAGATTAACAAACACAAACCATGTATTAGGTACCTCAGACTTTATTTCTTCAAACTTTACTTTAGTAGGATCATATACTACTTCAAACTGTAAAGCAGATACATTATTGTTTTTAGCATCTATATTAAATGGTATCTCAATGTTATTTGATACTACTGTTAAATTATTTAAATTAACGTCAATTATAGGTAACGACGGGTTTACTGTATTAACTGAAAGTGATTTAAATATTATATCGTTAATTGAATTTGTTTGAATTTGGTTATTTACTACAACTTGAGAACTATGTGATCTGTTTATGTCTCCAGGAATTACATACTTTAAATCTAAGTTAATAGCCGTATCTCTAGTTTTAAATTTAACTTTATGGTCATTCCAATCTAGAGGTAAAGCTAAGGTTGTAGCAGCAGTAGCAGTATCAAAAAATGCTTTTGTAAATGTAGGTATACCTGTTGTAGTAGAACCTACTTGAGGATTAACAACAGTATCAGCACCTACTGCTTGGGCAAACAATAAAGCTAAATCACCTCCATCAAACTTACCATTTCGATTAAGATCTGAGGCGAAATATCCCATACCTGTTTTCATAGAAGTATTAGTAAACGTGCCGTCTAAATTTTGTTTATTAAATTCAGTTTGTGCTGCTGTGTAGTCAGATACTGTTATTGCTTTATTTAAAGTTCCTGCTAATGTATCGCTAGGTAAATAAGCTAATGCATAGTATGTTGTATTAGGTAATACTTGACTACTTACATAAAATGAACCATCTTGTCTTATAGAAGGCCATGCTTTAACTTGAGAAGTAGCTGAGTCTATAATGGCAAGTACTGGATGGTATCCGGTAATTAGATTGGTATTGATTTGAAATGTGCCTTTAATTAATGCGTTAGTTGATGGATCTAAATCTACCCAAGCCGAATTTGGTTTAGGCATTGTAACAGTTTTTACACTACCAACATTGTCCCAACCGTAAGCAAAGTTGTAATAGATAGAATCATAAGCAAATCCCGCCTGAACAGTTTCTACTTTAAACAATAACTGCGCTAGTAAACCATCATTCAAATCAGTTTGATTTCCATTAGGTGTAGCTATGTTGATGTTAATACGGTTAATTGCTCTAGATTGTCCTTGTATGTAATTATAACTAGCATACTGTGCATTCACAAGACCATCCTCAGTATTATTATTAGCGTTATCTATCCAGTTATAGCCTGGGTAGTAGTTGTTAACAACGGATGTGGTAGCGCCTGTTGGTAAAGAAGCGCCTTGAGTACCGGCTGTTGGAAATCCTACTCCAATTAAGTTAATAGCTGATATTTGGTGTTGGAAGTCTAAGTAGAAATTACGTAGACGAGATTGATTGTTCTTAAACATTAAGTTAAGAACTATGGTATCTCCTTTCTCAATTACACCTCCATTTTTATCTGTAGTGATTGTGTTAGGGGATATCTTTAATTCAGCAATTTGAGCTTGTGCGCTCAGACTGATTACTGTCAGTAATACTGCTAATATTTTATTCATTATTTACTCTCAAATAGTTTAGTGATTAGTTTATCACAACTTTTCTTAAGCGCATTGCTTAAACTTGTTTGATTGAACTTACCACCTTCATCTATTATGAGTGTAGACATAGAGATTTCAGATGATGATTCTTCAACTAAAACCTCTTTAACCTTTTTGTCATTCTTATATAAAATTCCTTTCATACGAATAACAACTTCCTCTTCATTTTTGTGAAATACGGAGATATTCTTTTTTGTATTTAAAACGTCTAAATAGACGATTTGTACTTGCAATTTATACGGTGCACTTGGTGCTAAATCGTATCCTTTTTCTTGTAAAAATTCTTCTAACACATTTTTTACACCAAATTCTAATTGTCTATTACCTGCTAAGGCACCTACTTTAACGTTATTTGTTACACCATCAACCCAAATGTGTTCTTCGGCATTATACCAAACATTACCCGGTGAATTTTTGAATGTACCATTAAATTTCCAATCTAATTCATGTGCAATCTGTGATACTAATTTACTATGTCCACTAAATTCTAATGTAAGTGCTACAATCTGTATTAGTAAAGCTGAGATGACAAATACCACCACCAGTCTTAATGCAACTAGTGTAAGTTTTTCTTTTAAAAATGTTACAGCTTTTATCATAAAATAAAATAAAATGAGGTCGGTGATAAATAATAAAATATCACTAACCCCTTGCAATATATATGTATTTTTTTAGTCTAAGAATGCTTGCTGCATTAATTGTTTTGCTGTTTCATAATCAGTATTATATATTCTGCGGCGTTTTGTTTCAGCTTTAGTAATTTCTAATTCATCCATTAAACTATAGAAATCTTTAAGTGCTTTTTGAGTAATATTTAATTTTTGAGTTGATACGGTTGAATTAAGTTTTGTGATTGGTGTCAATGCATCGTTCTTTTTCTTTTTACCTTTAACATAAACAATGCTTAATAATGTAAGACATTCTTCAAGTTGTCTATATTTAGGAGTTCCAAATAAATCTTTAGTTTCTGTATAGGCGCCTATTGTATAGTATCCTCTAAATCCAACACCCACTAGTACTACTATTTCAAGAAAAAATGTTAAAAATACAAGTAAAGTATTATTTTCTTTATTTTTTTCTAGCTGTGTTTGTGTAGATAGCCCTGTTTTACTTTCAATAGCTGCTAGTTTTGTGTCTTTAGTTGTTTGCAACACAGCAACAATTGAATCTCTATATTTTCTATCAGTTCTTGTACGTGCAACTTGATTTCTATAAAATTCTATCTCTTTATCGTAATATTTTGCTACTGAATCTGATTTGGTATTAACATTTTGGTCTATAGTTGTAGCAATTTGTGTACTTCTATCTATCCAACGGTGTGATCCATTTAATGATAGATAAAATGAACCAGCAGTTAATGCTATTATAACAATAGCACCGCCAACTATACCGCCCGTTACTTTTTTATGTTTGAATATGCTGGTAATGAATTGCTCAAATGCAAAGCGTTTGAACAACTCATATCCAGTCATAATCAATATGGCAAAGATTAAGAATATAGTGGCTTTAATGCCTGCTAAATCAGGTATTGAGTTAACTACATCAGAAAAGAAGTAGTATGAAAAGTAAATAATTGCTATATTACCTAAGAATGAAAACCAATATAAGGTTTTATCTAAGGTACCGAAATTCAACTCAAAACTATTCGTCTCGAGTTGTTTTTCTAGCTTTTTGTATTTTGAAAAATCCATTTAATTTTGTATATAAATATATTCTGTTATTTGTTTTCCCAGTATCTTCTTCGCACTAATGCGCCCAAATCAGCGTCATTGGATGTATTTAAAATATCTTCTTCAGATACAGTAATTAATGTTGTTCTACGTCTCATTATTTCTTCGGTAGAAGTAGTTATAGTTTTGCCTTCATAGCAATCTTTACATAATTGTCCTGCTCCTTCTACATAACCATATCTCATATCAATATGTTCATTTAATCGATATACAGTATCTATACCACACACTATACACTTTTCAATTGGGTTATCTTTTCTATACTCGGCAACATCTTTCATGTCCTGTCCTAATTGACAAGCTAGGTGATTTGTTCCTACTAAATAGTCATAATCTACATTTGAAGTGTCCTTACCACAGAATTGACAAGTCCACATTGTTGTTTGTTTAGTTTCCATGTTTGTTTTTTTACCGCTTTTTTCTCTAATCCAGTTGTACATAAAGTCTTGATCTGATTTATTAGCCATTACTTTTTAGTTTTTTTCTTAGGTACTGCCTTTTTAGCTTTTGGTTTTGGTTCTTCAATTTCCTCTAGGAATGAAAACTCAGTATCATCTTGATAACACTGGTCATCTTGAAGGCGAGTAATACCATCACACATCCCATCAGGGCAGTCTTCAACCATTTCGATTGCTGTTTCATAATCATCAGCTTCAACTATATAAGTCCAAGCTTCTACAAGGGTACGTTCACCCATAATTTTGTACTTTGGCATATTATACGTTTAATGTTTTATCCCACGCAGCAATATGCAAACGCGTTAATCCTCTAAATCTATATTTCTTAGCCATCTCCATTACGAATCGAGTACGCTCTTCAAAGTTAGCAGCATCGTCTAAACCTGGCATACAAACAACATTTTTAAGCGGTATTTCAAATGGTTCTACGAAGTCACGGAATAATTCTAATACATCATCTTCTGTGCTGATAACGAACTTAAACTGGTAGTTCTTGTGTTGTTTAATACGCTCAATTGCCTCTGGTACAATACGTTGTTTAGCTGTCATACCTGAGTTAGCTAATTTAGGTGAGCAATTAATTTGGTCTAGTATATTAAATAAAGGTAAATCAATTACTATAGTACCATTAGTTTCAATTTCTTGGAATGGAGTAAACTCATGCCAGCTAGTGCCTTGTGATATAACATTACCCCAATGGTTGTTAAAATTAACAATTGCTTCTTGATGACCTTTAATTGTTGGTTCACCACCTGTCCAAATAATATGAACAGTACCACGGTTTATATCATCATATACACCTTCCTCTTTCCATCTATCAATCAGATATTGAAATTCTTTATCTTCACCTCTCCATAACCACTGAGATGTAGAGTCACAAGTCCATGTTGCTTTACCTTCTTTAACTAAATCACCTTCAAATATTTCACCATCTTCTAAAGATGCCTCTTTCATTAAAGCGTTAGTGAATGCACGAGACATACCACATGTTAGGTTACAAATACCTAAACGTACAAAATACGCAGGAATACCTGATGAAATACCTTCACCTTGAATCGTATAAAAGTCACTACTGATAAGTAGTTTATTTGGGTCAATTTTACTCATTTGAATATTGTTTTTATATAATTGAAGATAACACCAATATTTGGGTTCTCAACAAATATTATTAAAAGATTTATGTGTTTTTCTCCACATAATCCTATTGCGTGTTCAACTATGTGTACTAACTCGTGCATAATTTTATTTTAATGCGTTATCAGATGCAACTGCTTCACGTTGTTTTTCGCCTAGTTTTTTTCGGCGTAATGCTTTTTCGCTTATAGTTGTTTCTTTTTGTTCTTGATCTTCTACTTGTTTTTCAGAAACGGGTGGTCTTAATGCTTTCCACTCAGATTTAGGGCAGAACACCCATGTACGGCCAGACATGCTATCTGCTGTCTTGTTATCTACTCTAATGATATTACCGTTTGTTGTATTTTTTAAACACTTCATTTTGTCCATGTTTTAATAATTAATAAAAATAAAACATCCCCTTTTTTAAGGGGGATGTTGGGGTTTAATAAACTAGTTTTTTAAGCTAATTCACTGTTTTTAACACGACGACGAGTTAAACTGTACATCGCATTTGCTAAAGTATCATTGATACTTCTTTCACCTGCTAACACATAGTTTACAAAACGAGTTGTGTAACCTGTGTTTTCAGCTAAACGAGCTGTGTCGCCTTCGCGTTTGCGGGCTGTGTAGAATGCTAATTTAGCGGTTTTGTTTAGTTTGTTTGACATAACTATATTGGGTTTTAAATTACTTATTATGTGAATCTAATACTTTTTGTACTGATTCTTTTACTTCTTCCCATTTAACAGTACGGATACCACCCTCTGGTAATTGTTCTCCGTATTGTACGGGATCAGGACGACCTAATTTGATAAACGCTTCTACACGTTCAACAGATGCTGCTGATTTATAATCAGATAACCAAATATCATCTGTTAATTTAATTGGTTTGTATGATGTATTTGTACGTTTGTATACTTCATCAAAGTCAAAACCTAATGTATTACATGATGCTAAACCATCTTTTAAAATATCATACTTATTTACTTCAAGGTATGGAGTATAATGATATACTAATTCGTAATCCCAATTACCTGCTTTAAATGCATCAAAATCAATATCTCTAAATTCTTGTCTGCAGTCAGGATAAATTGCATGATCACCAGCATGAATACCCATTGCAATAGCTACTTGTTGCTTTTCACCTCTAGTTGCAATTGATAATGCTACTGCTTGAATCAATGAAGAAAATATTTTGTTACGATTAGGTACAACTGTTTCTTTCATGTTATCTTGCTCGTAATGTCCTTCAGGAACATCAGCACCACCAGTTACTAAAGCTGAATTTAATAATTTAGATAAACCATCTAATTTAATAATTTGAAAATTTACTTTTTGATATGGTATATTTTCTGCTTCAGAATCATAACCATCATTAATGTACTGTACTAATGATGCAGCACGCTCTAATTCTATTTTATGTTTTTGACCGTAGTCAAAACCTAATGCTGTTACTTGATAGCCGTTAGCTAATAGGTGTAACAATAATGAACTACTGTCCATTCCACCTGATAATGATAAAACTGCTTGTTTCATATTAATATATTCTTTTTTCTGCTTGTACAAAACTATCTTCCATTAATAAGGTATTTAACTCATTAATGTCCATTCCTTCAGTATTTAAATCAATAGTATCTGATTCATCATATGATGCTTCAAAAAAATCATCTAAAAATGCAGGGGGATATAATAAAACATCACCTTGGTATTTTTTGTTAGATACATAACGTTTTTGAGGTATTACGTTTTTTGCTTTAGCATATTCAGCTACTTGTTTTCCTAAAATAGAACCTGCTGCTTCTCCTAAATAATCGTAAAGTGAAATGTAATCGGACATAACTTTTATTTTTTTAATTTTATTTGAATAATTGAAGGTAATAACTCTTTGGTTGGGCTCCCACCTTTCTTTCAATTTCCTTTCCATCAACTAATAAGATAGTAGTAGGAATAGATGAAATACTATACTCACGAGCTAGTTCTGATTGAGTATCAATGTTGATTTTTTTAATAGGATGTGTTTGTGCTAATTCTTCCATTATAGGAGCTAACATTTTGCACGGTCCGCACCACGGTGCGCTAAAATATAATAATTGTTTCATTATTGGTAGTGTTTTAATTTTTTTCTTAATATATCAATTCTAATTTGGCAATACCATTTTCCCATATTGCCTGATGCATTAGCATATCTTTCTTGCCAGTATTCGATTGCTTTATTTGTTTTTTCGTTTGCTTTTTCAAGTATATCGATATCATAGTAACTATGAGGTTCTAACATTGCTTCTTCCCATTCTTTTTGATCGATGGGTTTTGATTGTTCGTATTCTTCACGAAGTATTTTGCGACGTGATTTTTCTTGATTTTTCTTAGAGCTCATATACAGCTGTATTTTTATTATGTTCGGCAAATTCAACGCGTATTACTTTAACTCTGCCGTTTGTTTCTTCTTGAACAAATATGTCTAATTTTTCAAAAATGTATTTTGCAAATTGTTCTGCTCCCACACTTGGTAAAATTCTAATTTGAGCAGCACCTGCATTTCCCATTTCTATAAATGCATTTAAAAATGGATCATCTTCAGCGATTAATGTAGTATGATCAAACATGTAGTCCATCCATTCTTTAGGATTTTTACCATCGATAGTACCTTTAGCACGTTTCATTCCACCGAAATCCCATACCCAATTTTTTTCGTCTAAGTCACCTTCGAACCATACTTTAAATGATACTCCGTATCCATGAAGGAATTTACAATGAGTACCTTCTGCTTTCCACTGACGGAATACTGTACTGAAACCGTCAAATATTTTTGTTGATTGAAACTTTGGCATATATTTTATTTTATAAATTGTTTAAACATTTCGACGTTAAATTTAATATCTTCTATTTGGTCACTCAAATCCTTTTCAAAATAATGTTCAAGTTTTTCCTTTGGTTTCCATAATATACCACTGTCAGTGTATCTTTGACTTTCAGCTCCAACTAAAATTGGATTAGACGTATCCACTGATTTAATGAATGGCCAATCTTTATATGACATAAATTCTTGTGGTAATGAGCATCCTAATAAATGATGATAATGTGACTTTCTAATAGTACCAGATGCAACTAAACGTCTAATAAATTCCATTCTACCATACATTGATGCTTTTAAATGATTCATTCCAGTATATTCGTGTTGATACGCAATACTAGAATGGTTAAATGCAATATGTGTATAACCTAAATCGACTAATGTTTGATATGTAGTTGTTAGTTCAGTCATATCATTACCTTGACACACAGCCATTAAGTTAACACCTTCAGGTAAACCTGCTTTATAGTTAATCATCCAACTTTTAGCATTTACTAAGGTTGTATTAGCATCATTCCAAGCGTCAGGAACAATGAATATATCAGGACGAACTAAGTTAATTTTTTCTAATAAATCTTCTGTTGTGTGTAGTACACCCTCGAATAAACCATTATCCATGATAATAAAGCGATTAGCATGTGTTCTTGAATAATAAAAGAATTCTTTATATTCTGAGTATTTGTCAATCAAATGGGGAAGACAGTAATCATAGTCATTCCATGTATACGCATACTTCATTAAGTCTAAAGGTAGTTCATGACTAATTTTCATCTTGTTCAATTGATTTAATGTTCTCAAAATCACCCATTACTTTATCAAGAATTGCTAAAACACGATCAACATCAGCTTTTGTAGGGTCTGCAATCATTTGTTCTAGTTCTTCCTTTAATTTAGGAAGATCATCTATTACTTTAGATAATTCTTCATCAGATAGTTCTTTATCGTCCATATTGTTAAATTTAAATTAATTATTTGGCTTTTCCAAGTATTTTTCTTGAAGTTTTACTTTACCTTTTGTGTGTTTTGGATCAAAGGGGCAATGGCGACAACCATTTCCACAACATTGACCTCTATTAATGTGGAAGAGCGCAGAAAAAATCACGCGCTCTCCCTCCATATAATAATGAATACCTTCTATAAAATCTTTAGACGACTTCACAAGCACCTCCTGCACACGCTGCTTGGTCCATTAAATTTGTTTCATCGTTAAATTCAACTACTTTAGTCAAATCTAAACCTTGTAAATGTGAAGCCATTTCATTGAATTGTTCTTCAGTAATGTCTTCAAATGGAGCTTGAATGTAACTTCCTCCAAAGTAAGGTAATACTGATAATCCGTTAAATGTGTCTTTATTTTCCCACATCCACTTACCTACTTCTTCCCATTCAGTTTCAGTAATAGATACTGTAGCAGATACGTTATTTGTGTTTGCTCCTTTTCTATGTCCTTTTTTAACCCATTCTACATTATATTTGCGAACACGTTCTAATAATTCAAGTGCAGATTCACTTCTTAAAATAGAACCTTCTGGTGCTTTTTGTGGAACTGAGATTACAGCTTGGATTGTTGGTTTAAAGTATTCGTCTTCTACTAATTCAGGATGATTAATTGATAAGTAAGTATATAATGCTTCATTTTTACCTACTCTCATTCTACGAACGTAGTATGGAGCGTGCCAAGCGTGAATACCACTTGATGTACCTAACACTAATGATGAAGTACCTGATGGTTTAACTGTAGTTACACGAGCTGCTTTGTTAATGCCGATAATTTCAGCAATACGAGCATTTTCTGCTTTAGCAACATCTGCTGCTTCTTTTAAGTTGTAATTTAATACAACACCAGATCCAATACCCGTTTGTCCTACACCGATTAATGCGTCTTTTTCAGTGGTTTTTCTCCATATATCACGTAAGTAATGGAAATCAGTATATGATGCTTGTAAAGTACCAATAAGTGCAGCTGCACGGGATCTTTCATTCAAATCTTCTTGTGATTCAACGTCTGAAGCGTTTAATTCACATAAGTTACAGAATTGATACGGGCGAAGTGCAATTTCACAACATGGGTTTGTTCCCCAATCTTTATCATTGCTGAAGTATAGTCCTGGTTCTCCAGATCCACTTGCTTCAATTTTCTTCCATAATTTGAAGAATTCTTCTTCTGTAATTTTGTGGCGTAAGATAACTGCAGAGTTATTTGCTCTACCTCTTTGTGGATTTGCTTCCCACCAGCTTCCAAATTTACTTGTCAACATATCTTCATCATCTAAGTTGAATAATGAGATTAATGCTGCTCTTCTAATACCACCACTTAATACTGCATCTGCAATATGGCAAACAATATCGTGTGCCTCAAGTGATGATAATTTATCTCCATTTTTCTTGCGATCAAAAATCTTTTGGATTTGGAATAAACATTCTTTTAATGGTTCCGGACCAGGTGCTTTACCACCAGCTGTAATTAAACGAGCTCCTTTTGGTCTGATGTCTCTAAAATCAAATAACGGTAATGGTGATCCTGTAAAATATGCTTTAACTAATATTTTAACGGCATCAGCCCAACCTTCAATACTATCACTAACTAAATAGCGCTTTTGTTTTGTTGGCAATTTAATCTCAGGTAATTCTCCAATGTGATGTTGTTGAACACTAAATCCAACTCCCGTTCCCGATAATAATAGGAACATCGTTTCACTAAATGAACGATAATCATCAATTGGTAAATAAGCACAGTTATATATACGTGTGTTATTTATTTCAATTGGTTTTCCTGCGAATTGTAACGAACGCATTGACGGTAGTATCTTTTTATCGTAAACTAACTCATATGCTTTTGTGATTTCGTCTTTTAATTGTGGGAACTTAGATATATGCATATCTCTGTTTCTTGTAACAATTTCTTCCCATGTCTCTCTTCTCTGTAACTCTGGATTGAATTTAGCATATTTGTTATATACTGTAATATCTGAAAGAATACTCACCGAAGGATGAACAGATTGTTTTCCTTTACTCATAGCGTAATTAAATTTTTAAATTGGTTTTTCTGAATGTGTTTATAAATACAATATATACAATGCTAATCTGAACTAGTGATAAAGTTTTTTAAGAAGTCTTTTTCATCTTTATCTAATGCATTGTAGTCATTTGGTTTCTTAGGAGAACCGTTTTGAGGCGTGTCTATATTTAAGAAATCTTCATATATCTCTATATGTCCTGTTGATGTATCTATTTTAGAATCAAACGTCATACCGTCAGCACCTAATCTATTCTTCATAACGTGCCAACGTCCTGTTCCGTTTAATTTATCGTTTCTGTTTCTAGCTAAAGATACGACAATATCTCCAATCATCAACTTAGAATAAGAACCAGCAATATTACTTCCTTCAATAATCTCACTATTAGCTCCTGTTCTATTTGCTTGTGAAGGAGTAACAATAGGTAATCCTAATTCTCTAGCTAAACCTCTAATACTTGTATATATGTCTTCTGTTCCTTCTAATCTATCTCTAGCTGAATTTTTTAATAAGTCGATATAGTCAATAAAGATAATATCGGGCATGAATTCATATTGTGTTTTTAACTGTTCAATATGTTGTTCAATAGTATCTAATGTTGTTTTACCTGATGGGAATTCTTTTACTTTAATTTTACCAGGTAAATTTTCAACTAATTGTTCAATTTCAGCTCTATGTGTTAATATTTTATCTACAGGCACATTAAGTAAATTAGCGTCAATACGTCTTGCAACATATGTTTCACTTAATTCTAGTGTGTAGTATAATACATTAAATCCTAATTTAGCGGCGTGAGCAGCCATAGCAATAATTGCCCAAGATTTACCACCACCTGGATTTCCAAATACAATACCTAATTCACCTTTACCAATACCACCTTGTGTAATATCATTAAATACAGGCCAAGGGAATGGAATAGGTCCTCTATTATCTTCGCGGTAACGCGTTTCAACATCCTTTTCATACTCGTGGCCAATTGATCGTACTTCGCCGATTTTCAACGCATTAAGAATGATTTGACGTATAGAATCAAAATCGTTTGTGCTTAATAAATCTGCAGACGTAACAATAGCTTTCTTCATTTGTTGATTCTTACAGAAACCTAAAAATTCATCCTTAATATACTGAATATCTGTTTGTTCTGATTCACGATATGCTTGTGCTAGTTGTTCTTTAATAGCGATTTTTAATACATCGTTATCTATTTTTTGTACTTCAACCTTAATAGCATCCATTGAAGGAACAGTATGGTATTTGTTAAAGTATTTAAGAATTTCTTTAATAATCCATTGGTGTGATGTGTTTTCAAAAAACTCATCGCTTAGTGATTCTGAAATTGTAATTAAGAAGTCCCTATCTGTTAGTAGGGCACCCATTACTTTTACTTGGAAAGTGGGGCCGTATTGGCTCAATTTGCTCAACGTTGTCATTCGTAACTTTTATTTTTGTAAATGTACTATCTTAGTATAAGGGATCCAAAGGTTTCTGATAGCCAAGAATGGGTATTCCCTATTGAATTTTTCAAACCATCCGCTTCATAAAGCATCATAAATGCTCCTATATTTAGTGTGTTGATATCTTCATTCAATAATGATGTGATTTCCTCTTTATTAGGATCTGAAATGTTTGGTTGTCTTAGATCCATTAATTGATAATTGATATCTAATTGGTGTTTGAATTCTAAAACACTACCATACATTTTATTTCCATCAATGTTATCTTCACATATACTATATATTTCTTTTAAAGTATGTTCTTTTTCATCTTCTAGTGGAAATAATTTAACTATTTTTTTAGGACCTAATCCTTTAATTCCTGGAAGGTTATCAGATGAATCACCCATTAATGTTTTGTATAATAGGTAATTATTTGGGTGAACACTATATTCATCTAGTACATCTTGTGTTTTGTATGTTTTCTTCTTAGTAGGTGAATATACGTTAACTTTATCAGATACTAATTGTAAAAAGTCTTTGTCGGCTGACATGATTGTAACTTCTTTACATTCTTTATTCTCTTCAAAATGTTTAGCAATATATCCCATACTATCATCCGCTTCTATTTTATCAACTGATATTAAGGTAACAGGTAATTGTTGTAGGTACTGGATAAGGCGAGACATTTGATCAATCATTGCTTGACTTTCATCAACTTTGGTGTCAAATACATCCCAATTAGTAATACGAGTAGTATTTCTATTAGCCTTGTATTCAGGATACAAATTTTTCTTATTATTACTGTTACCTAGGCCATCAAATACTAAAATAACTCTTGTAGGGCGAAATGTTTTAACGGCATAACCAACACTTCTTAAATACCCGACAAGGCCACCAATATGGTGGCCTGCGGGATTCATGAAATTGACAGTAGAAAAACTACGAATAAACGTATTCATAGAATCTACTACTAGTATTCTGCTATTACGTGTAGGCTTTTCCCCTAACGAGTTTATTATCTGGTTTAAGAATACTTTATCAAACATTATTCTGGTTCTTGTTTAAATCCGATGTCATCGATTAAATCATCTCTTTCTATAACAATATCAAAGTCAGATTCACCTAATTTTTCTAACCATTCTTTAGAATGTAATTTCTTATAATCGTCAATAGCTTTTTTATCGTCTTCAATAAAGCCATGAACAGTCATAATAATAGATCCTTTAGATGAAACACCATTTACGTGGTTTTTCTCAACTTGAATTTTAGTACGTTTAGCGAACTCAACGTCTTTACCATTCTTAGTTGCTTTAATTTTGTTTGTACCAGCATTTGATACATTACCAAAGGTAATGATACAAGTAGCATCATACCACATAGCCATTCCACCTTTATTCATCATCTTAGGTTGTGACATTGGTGTTTCTGCTTTCTGTGTCCAAACTTTATTAACACAAACTAATGTGTTTGTATAAGGATAAGATTCTTTACGTGATAATAGAATCTTTTGGTTTACACCATTAGCAAATTGAGTTGACATTGCACCTGCAATCCACTCGTTATTGTTTTTTCCTGAGTTTAAAGACATATTACAAGTAATACTACCGATTGAGTCCCATAAAAATAATAGGTCATGTGGTAAGTTTCCTGATTTTTGTTCATCTAACAAATCAGAAATAAATGCAGATACATCTTCAACTGAGTTTAAATTGCTTCTATCAGCAAATAGGAAAAATCCATTAAAATCAACTACTTCACCTGTATCAGGATCTGCTATTTCGTTGAATTCTAAACCCATTTCTCTAGCGTGTTCCCAATTCCATTTCATCTCAGTAATAAGAAACACAGGTAATATGCCCATTTTTTGGGCATTAACTGCTGCTTCAAGCATTGCTGTTGACTTACCTGTATCCGAGTGGCCACGTAACAAAGTTATGTGGCCCATTGGAATACCGGGTATTGAAGTAACATTCTGGAATGCATCTGATAGAGGAATCCATTTTTGTTCTTTAAATTTAACAGCTGTAGTTAAGTACTTAGATTTTTTAAAGGAATCTAGATCAAACGCCTTTGATGCTCCCGTTTTAATAGCAGAGGAGGCTGCTTCGTTTAAACTTTTACCTTTAGCCATAATTATTCTTCGTTAAATAAGTCGTTAAATTTGTCTACTTTAGACTGTTTTGCAGGGACTGCTGCTTCAGTTTTCTTTTCCCAAGGTAAGTCACCTTCTTCTTCCTCATCTTTAGTGATGATTGGTTCTTCAGTGTCTTCTTCAGGATTAGCCCATTTTTGGAAGATTTCATTTAAGCTTTCATAAGTATGATGCTTATTGATTGCTAAAATGTCTGGTTGTTCTTCCAACCATGTGTTTACTACGTCAGCTTCATCAGTAAGTGGTGTTGTTTTAACACGTGGTGTTAAATTACACTTAATACCTTTGCGACCTGCAACTTCTGCTTCAACGGCTTCAATAACGAAGTCACGGCCATCCTGAATATCGGTATAGTCACCGTAATCTTCATTCATGGCAATGTTCATAAGTTGAGTGTAAATTTCCTTTCCAAATTCCCACAAGCGAACACCTACGCCTTCTTCACCACGAACAATAACAGGTGCAAATACTCTCATTTTTGGAGTAATTTTCTTTGCCATCTGCCAATGGTCAGGATTGTCTGATTTGCGTAATTTCTGTGCTGCTTCTACAATTGGATCAGCTTCACCCCAGTTAGTTAACGCAAGGATTGGTCCTTTTGTGTAACCATAGTGAAAATAAATTTCACGGAATGGAGTTGACTTGTTGAACTTAGAAGGAACGATACGAATCTGGTGTTTACCAGGTTTTGGTTTCCAGAAAATCTTCGTGTAGTCGATTTTCTCTTTAGCTTGGCCCTTGCTCTGGAAGGAGTCAAGCTTGTTTTTGATTAATGATAAATCCATAACAGTTTTTATTTTATGTAATGTAAATATACGAACGTATAATTGGGTATCCAAAGACAACAAAAGCCTTCTTTTGGAAGGCTCTTATTATTTTAATTATGTTTTTATTAACCAGGATATACATCATTATATATATCTCTAACTTGATTTTTATAATCTTCATAGTTTTCAGCATCTATGTCCATTACTTCTTCAGCAAATTTTCGTTGCCATTGTTCATCATATGAATCTATATAGCTTTCAATATCATCGTCAAATCCTAAATCTAATTCTTTATTAGCTTTATCCCACCAGTTATTTTCTACTTCATCCTCTTCACTTAAGGTTTTTTTTTGACCTTCTTCGATATCTAAATCACCTAATACAGCGTTGATGTCAGGTCTTGGTCTAGACGTTTTAGGTTCTTGTTGTTTTGATGTGTATCCTTCTCTAGCAACTAATTCTTTAGCTTCTAAGCTATTGAATATAGGATTAACTGCTGGTTGAGGTACGTTTCTTTCTACAGCGTAGTCAATTTTTTGTACTCTTTTACCGTCTTTTTTAGCCTTAAATAAGAATACTAAAGCAGCAATTTCGCTATTTTTAATACCTTCAGGTGCTTTACCTGCAGCTTTGGTTTGCTTTAAAATTTCTTCACCTTTTTCAGTGATTGTATATGCACCACCTGTACCAGCTGTACGTGCCATTTCTGGAAGAGCCATTTCACTAATAGGTATACCAGCTAATTTTTGCATTCTTTGTGCTTCAGATATAAATTGTTTTCCCATGTGTTTTTTTATTGTGGTAATAAATATTAGAGTTCTACAATAGTATGAATTTTGGTATGTACTTTTCTTAAACCACCGTCTTGTGTTAACAATATAGTGTTTCTAAAATCAGTCCATGCTACTTTGTAGTTAGTATCTAATACTCCTCCGTTTAATTCACGGATTAATGTGTTAAGAGCATTAATTGTGTATAAGGTGTTTGATTCCTTTTTGCGATGTAGTAAAATTGTGCTTGGAAGCGCATTTTTTGAACTAGTGTTCATTACATCAATGTTATAAGTCAATATTAGCTCATCAGTATCTGGTGATTCTAATACAAATATTTTATTATATAAGATAGCGTAGCGTTGGGTAAGAGTACCAATTACTTCCGTTAGTCTATCATGTTCTATAAAAGTGCAAAATAATTTATTTCCTGCCATGTCGTCAATAACAATATTATCGAAATTATAACTGGTCATAAATATGGATGATTGGGGCATAACTGTGTTTTATTTTAATTCGTTGTAGTTTAATCCGGTTTTTATACGTACAGGGTATTGTAATCGGGCGATTACCTCGCGTATTACTGGCAATTCTTCGCGTGACGCGTCAACTAATATGGAATCATATGTGTATAGCACAATGCGAGATTTCAGCGGTTTAAATGCGCTAAATATAGAATCTAATTGCATTGTATTCTGCGATGTCTCGAAATTCTGTATGTAGTAGTTTAATAGTTTTTGTGGCGTAGGATTATCAATATCCTTTAATCTAAATACCTTACCTGATGGTGTTTCGATACGTCCACTGTGTTGGATTGTATTCCATAAATCCTCAGTAAATAAATGTACCTGTTTAAAGAATAGTTTATCTTGCAATTCAGGTTTTATACCTCCATATAAGTTCTGGAATGTTGTTTCCTTAACTTTAGGTACATCTTTAACCTTTAATATTTTAGCTATTTGCTCATATACGTTAGTTTCATAATCAAAATTATATCCAACTATTGTACCTAATAAACGCGGATGATATCCGTTAAAATCAAATTCAATAAACACATCATTACGTGGAACATAACATGATCTTTCCCCGTTATCTTTGTTTAATGCTGCGTAGTTTATACTGTTAAAGGCGTTAGAAGGGCGACCAGTAAGAGTATATAAATTATAAGAAGTATAAGCAACTCCCTGTTTGATCGAAAAATGCGGCGTACGATGTTCTTCATGATATTTAATAAAACATTCTTTATCTAATTTAATTCCTTCTCTTTCTATTTTATAAAACACATTAACTAATTTATTAATGTATTCTGTATTAGTAGCAAGATATGGTTTTACTATATTATAAATATTCTCACAATATTCATAATGTTTAGAAATCGGTATTAATTCATTAACGTTCTTTGAAGATCCGTAATCGCGGTAAAAATTAGAAATAATATTAGATTCGCATTCGCTAAAATCAAATTTATCTCCCCCCTGCGCAATACGATTAAACGTTCCATCATGAATTGGGCCTTTAAAAAAATATCTTGTGTATTTTGAATCGATAGCATATAGTTCTTTTTCAGATAAATATTTGCGGACTGTTTGCCATTTAAGACTTAATGATTCGTTATGATTGATACATAACATGTATCCCTTGCCTGTAAACGGTTTCACATATACAAGCGAAACTGTAGCAATAGCGGGATGATAATTATTATTGTTTGTAATTACATGAACAAAACATTTATCAAACTCAGGTAAATTGTGTAGTTGAGATTCTTTCTCGATTAGGTAAAACATAACCTTTGATTTGTACGTAAATATACGTTTAAATCTTTAGGTTACCAAAAAGGCTCTTAATCCAGGCATTTGTTTATCAACTTCCTCTAGTGATTGAGTTGCTGAGTTGTAAGATATGACTTGATAATTTGGAGATAAAGTTCCAGCTAATTTATCATATGCTGCTTTATCTATTTCTTTTATAGAAATATCTTTAACAGTTAAATCTTTATAGAAATAACGAACAACATTTTTACTAGATAAAGAATTTGCTTTAGTAGCTATACTTCCAGCAGCAGCAACCACAAATGCAGCGGCAGCTAGTATGTTGTATTTTTCTAAGGGTTTAGATTTATCACTATATGCTCTACCTGTAAAATATTTGTTACCATTGATTATAACATAGTATCCTATATATGGTATTTTAGATCTAACAAAACGCAAAGCAAGATTTTTGCCAATACCAGTTCCGTTGGTATATTGATTTTCTAGTATTCTACTTTTAGGTATTTGTATCATTATTTAAAATCGCCTTTTTGTATACGTATTAAAAGATCCTTAGCGTATCCTATTCTACTCTTTGTTTCATCAGCAAATAATACTTCTTCGTATGTAACACCATCTCCTGCCGTTATACCGCCATATCTTTCATATAATGCAGATGCTGCTATTGCTTCTTCTAATGTTTTAGATGATTTTAATTTATTACCTGCTACTTTTTCGTCTCCCTTAAATTCACTTATTATAAATTCTAATTGTGTGTCTAATCTATTCCAAGCATTTCTTGTTTTTAATAATTTAAGTCTATTACCTAACCACTGAGCGATACCATATGCCCCAATGCTGTTTGTTAAATTATTATTTAATCCAGATTCTTGAAGTAAACCACCAACAAATGCTGCTATTTGAAAATCACTATATCCTTTACTTGTAAAGAATTGTATTGCGGCTTTTAAATTGTTTTGATTAAACCCAACTGTATCTTTTGCAGCTTCTGAATTGGCGCTACCTAATGTAATGTTGGTTCCTCCTGCTGTGATAAGTGTAGTATTTGGGTATTTGTTTTTATCCCATTTTTTCCAAACATTTGTTGCTTTAGATGTTTCTAAAATAATAGGATATGCCTGTAATGTAGTAGTCCAATCATTACTTTGTATGTTGTGTCCTATACTAGTAACAATGTACGCTACATTTCTTCCAGGTACTGTTTTGTACCCTTTGGGTATAATGTCTTGATTAATTTGGAATAAATTACCTATAATAATACCCCCAATACCATCTAAAGTAACAGTTAATTCTGTTGGTATAATAGATTTATATGCATTTTGAGGATCATATCTGTCTAAAACTGATAAGAAATCTCTATATGCAAAATCTAAACCACCGTATAGGTAGTTTGGATTACTAGTTCCGTCACCAGATAATGCTTCAAAATATGCAAATATTTTAGTTAAGAAAGGTAATATAAATGAACTTGGCTTAGCTTCTTCATCTATTTTTATATTAGTAGAAAATGTCTTTTTAGGTATTAATCTATCTGTTATACCATCATTCCATGCAACTAAAGTAGCATTATCATATCCTAATTTACCAATACCAGTAGCATCTTGAGCACTAATTGCTATTATAGATCCCATTTCAGGAAATATTTTTGAATTAAAGCTGTATGTTCTTGCAGATGAGTTTAAATTGTGTATTTGTAAAGTAAAAGGATTTATAGATGGATCTCCAGTATAATTAATGTCTATGATTCTACCAATAGCATTTCTGCTGTCTACTTGCAGGTCAAAATTATTTACATTACCTAAACTATTTTGAACATTTCTTAAAATGTTTTGAATATATTCTCTAATAGCAATTGTGTTTTTGCTTTGAGTATCGTTTGATGCTATATTTTTAGAAACAGCTTGATCATATAAAAGATCTAAGTTAATATATATATTCTCAATATACCCTAATGATTTACTATTTGTAGATGAATTTGGCAATAAAAATTGTAATGCTGCTTTAAAACCAGGTACATCAAAAGCTGCTTCAGCAACAGCACTAGCGGCGGTTGATGTTTGTTCAGCAATTTGTTTTGATAATAAATCAGATAAAGGATAGTTAGAAAATATTTCTTTTATTTTTGCTATAACAGCAACCTTAGTCCATATTTTCCCTGTTATATCTGTGAAAGTTCCGTCTGTAAAAGGATCTACAAAATTTAAACCTCCATATTTTGATACAAATAAAGATGAAAATGCAACACCTGCCGGGTCAGATTGTCCTTGAAAAAAATAATCAAAGAAATTAACAAATGATGATGGGTTGCTGTTAGTTGAATTAAATGATTCTCCGCTACTAAATGTGAATTGAGGTTTTAAGTCGTTTTCTTTTTTTATTTCAACTTTAGAAATAGAAGTTAATAATTTATTAGCAATGTCTTTTAAATCATTTTCTAAATTTCCTGAATATTTGTAATATATTTGGTTCAATAATCCAAAATCAGGTATAAGAGTAAGATCAATATCTATTTCGGTTTTTGTTACTTTATTGGTAATAAAATCACTTAAGATTGGACTAAAACTTCTTTTTTGAATAGCATCAGTAATATATGCTGGTGTAGCAGTTGCTGCAGCGCCTGTAAGTGCATTATCTTCGCTAGTATCACTTTTTACTTCTTGAACACTTAGTGATTTCCAGTTATCATTTCTAACAAAACAAATACCATAGTTAGTTGATAATGATAACGGACTAGCTATACATTCTAGTGGTTTAGTTTTATCTATATTTCCGTTTTCATCAGTATCGTATGTTGTTATTTGTGAAATTGGACTATTATTTCCATCTTTTAATAGAACATAATTGTTAATCAATTCACATAAACTACCTAATGTTATATATCCTTCTGTTCTAGCATCACCTTTACCTAAGTATTTACTTAATCCTCCTCTATTTATTTTACTTATATCTCCTGTTCTTTTAGACATGTACAGGTTATACTTAGTACCAGAGAAGTTAGGATCTTTAAATTCTCTAGAATAATTTAAATTGCTACCGCTGTTTGCTTTTTTATCCATGTAGAAAAACAATTCAGAAAGCAATCCAGGTATTATACCTCTTTCATAATGTACTATTGGATTAAAATCCTGTTGAGGTCCATATCCTAACAATCCACTTTTTTCAAATGCCCTTGTTTCCATTGGCACCCAATTAACTTTTAGTGATTCTAATACCTCACCTAAAGAAATGATTGTTGTTGTACAATCATACCCACCATCTTCACGAGCACTCCAGTTATAATTTTTTACATATCCTAATAATGCATTATAGTTTCCATTACTGCTACTTATGTTTTGATATAATTTTTTAAAAGCATCATTTAATGAAATACCTTCACCAGCAGCAATATCTAATATATTATATCTTGGAATTGGGTTTACATAATTCCATCCAAATTCTAAAAGCACAGTATATCCTGGGCGCATGTATAGTAATTCTAGATCTTCTAATTGTTTTATATCCCAAGCAATAAATGATACTGTTGCTTCTTGTAGTGATCCATATGCGCTTTTAGATTGAACACTTACATTTGTAATACCAGGCATTGGGCGAATACCTAATCTGTTTGTAGTACCTCCAGGAGTTTTTAAATCATAAGCAGAGGTTCCACTACCTCCTAGTCCTGATTTTAAAAAATTTCCTAAAGCTCCTGTACCTAAAGTACCACCTTGTAAAACATATTGTTTAGCTAGTTCATTAGTTACTTGACCTTTGCTATCAGTATAATTAACACCAGACGTCATCCTTACCCAGGATGATCTAGTATTTAATTGGTGTAGAAAAGATGGTGTACGAGTAGCCATTCCATCTTGTCGACGATTTATTTCGTTAATAACAAATTGAGGAAAAGTCTGTTTAAAAATAGACATAATAACATTTATTTCGTTTGATTTTCAGCATTAAATAAATCCATAACAGCTGTTAAATTAGTTGGTATTCTTAATTGAATACCAGGCTCAGGAAACATAGACCCTAAAGTTATGTTGCTATTAGCCATTGGTATAATCCACCATAAAGTTGGATCTTTATAGTAATTATACGCTATTAAATCTAGCCTATCACCTTGTACTGTAACAATGTAAATATCGTTTTCAGTAGGTGGAATAGGTGGATACTTTCTAGCTTTGTAGTATTGTTTACCTGTAGATGTAGTTAATATGTCTGAATTGTTATATCTCATTAGTTAATACCTGTTGTTATTGGTGTTCCTTCTGGTATTTTTCTGTTAGTAAATATATTGGTTAACCAAGGATTGTTTTCTGTTTCTCTATCTGTAACAAATGCTGGTAGAATTCCATTATTATTAGTTGGGAATTTGCGAGGTAAGAAATCATGGATTGGGGCAAATGTCATTGAAACATTTAACACGTGAGGTAATTCATATAAATTTCCTCTTTGTTCAGGATCTGTTATTGCAATCTCCCAAGGTGAATCGTTACCAATAGTATAATTCATTGATTTGATAATGCCTGGTTGTCTATACATGTAATTACCTATAGTTAATTTCATATACGGTGCTCTCATTATATTATTTGAGTAATCAGGCATTACGTTTGAGTATAGATAATTTAATTTTTGCCACATTGGTTGAAGCTCAGCTTCAGACATTGCTGCTACTTGGAAATTAAATGAAATATTTCTTTCAAATCCATTGTAAATGTAAAATGGTTCTCCTCTACCAACATAATTAACTGTACTCCATGATGGGTTAGGATTGTCATTAATATCTTTTAAATATGCTCTAAATATCATCCAAGTACTTTGGTTAGGAGCATCATTATTTACAGCTTCAATTCTAAATTTAATTAAGTCTCTTACATTATAACTTTTTCCTTTTATAAGAATATTAGTGCCTGGAGGTACATTTGATAGATATAATGGTGTTAGGTTAATTTGGTCTTGTTGTCCATTAGAACCACCTAATCCTAATCTACGTTCAATATTATACCCTTGAGGACCTCCTAAATCTAAAGTTTTATTTGTACCACTGTATGCTTTACCTGTATAAGTAAATGATATTGAACCTGAAACTATTCCGTTTGTGTTTTTAACTATGTTAGCAGTACCAACTTTTGATCCTGAAATTTGAGTATCAATAGTTGTTTTTAACTTATTGTATGTTTTTCCCGTAGCAGCATAACTAATAACATTTTGATCAATTTGAGATGGAACTGTAGTTAAAGAACCAGTAGTTATGTTATTATTAGATGCTATTTCTGCTACACTTTCAAAATATTGTTCTGATAATCCTTGTGCTAAAAAGTAATCAACATCTGGTATTGGGCGTTTATATAATTCAGCTGAATTAGTAGTTAGGTTAGTTGTTGTTGTTGGAGTTGTTGGTGTTCCAAATTGTCCTATACCAAAATTACCAGATATTAATCTTACCTCGTTTTGTACAGTTGTAGAAACATATCTGTTATATGGGGTATTACTTAATGTATTATTGTATCGTCTAATTGTAGTAGTACCTATACCATCTATAGAGCCAGGACCACTAACATATTGGTTAATGTTAGAATCCGGGTATTCTAATAGTTTTGCTTTTAAAGCAACTAATCTATTGTTACCTGATATGTTATTTGCTACTACTACTCTAGAATAGGTTTGTCCTTCATTTAATATAGGAAGTAAACCATGTCTTGTAATGTGACCACCAAAAGCCGTTAATGGTACTTGGGCTAACGTGTTAAGACCTAAATTGTAAATACGAGTAGAACCTACAGCTCCTAATAATTTACCTAAAGCATCAGTTCTAGTTTCTAATTTAGGATTGGATAATTGTAATCCAACTTGTTTTGCAATAAACAAAGGGCCT